TGCGGTTCTTTAGGTTACCTTGCATAAAGATACCTTCGATAAAGAAACTCTTCTTACCAGTCTCTTCATTCAGTTCGGTAGAGACACCGATATCTTCTGTGATTTCTGAGATCAGTTTCATTGCTCTCGTTTCCTCTCGAATATTTTCTTTTTATTTATAACTATTGTGCATCGTAATAGGTTTTGTCTAGTTCCCCAGTACTTGGGGGTTGACTAATTTTACGACACTTAATATATGTCTGTCTTGGGTTTGCACCAGACGTAGTGTAAGTTCTCACTCCACCACTGATAGTACCAGGCGTATCTGAGTAAGTATCCGCTCCAGTTGCAGCGTTGTCATACTCCCAAATTCCACCAGTGCCTGGCACAACAACCCAAGCCATTAGTCGTCACTCTCTACCGATTCACCGTAACCATAAGATGCAGCATAGTAGTCATAATCATCCGAATCTCTATAACCCGAATTCATACGTTTCGATCCCTCTGCATATGCGTGTAGAGTTTTCATTTGACTGAACGCATATGCAAGTTTGTTTTGATACCATTCTTCTGGGTCACCGCCCATTTCAAGGTAATCCATGATTTCCTCGGCAGCATAACAAATGAATTCTAGTTGACGTTTCATCATAGGAACTTCTTCTGCAGGGTTCTCTTGGAGATCTTCAGAATTGTCTTCTACATCAACGTCTTCTTTATATGCTACGTCATACGCTTTTTCGTCTTCACCCGCAACGTAATCGGAAAGTCGTTTAATTCTTGACTTGCCTGGAATGTCACCCGAAAACTGTTCTGGTTCCGCTACTGGATGGTCAATGACCTCAACAGTATGTTGATTCCAATGCTTTAGTTCTTCAGGGTTATTTGGCATTGCAACCTCTGATACTAAGTCCTTAAAAGATTTCATTGTTCTGTTCCTATTAAATTTGTTGTAGTTTTATTTATTACTATTCAAATTCGTCTTCGGCGTTACCAAAGATTTCCTTTTCGTCTTCAATTACCTGAAGTTCGTCCTTGAACTCTTCTTCAGACATTTGAAGGATATTTTTAACCACCCATTGACGTGAATAATAAACACCAACATGATCTTCAACGTCACGAAGCGTTGTCATACGTTCACGAATAATCTCTGACTGTTTAAGTTCTTCAAAGTAATTGTCTTTGACAAAGTCATAACGAATTTTGTTTTTAATCTCCGCAAACTCTTCTGGACCCATGACGCCTTTGAAGATAAGTTGTTTCTCCAAAATGATGTTAAACAGGTTAGAAAAACGTGCACGGACACGACGAATGAATTTACCAAATTTAAGTTCGTCACGTGTAATCTCAGAAGTACGACCAAATGTAGCCATAGTTTCTGGTTCAAGTCTTGAAATCGGAACCTTCAAAGACTTATAAACTTTTTTCAAAAAGTATTGCATGTTCTCATCAGTAGAAAGAACCTGTGCACCGCCACCTACAAGAGTATCAACCTCAGTAGATCTTTCACCGCCACGACGAGGGAACCAGAAGTCCTCTGTCATTGTCATCATCTTTTTTGCGTCTGTGATTTCGCCAGTTGCAGAGTTGTACTGCAACTTGTTTTTATGACGAACCATCATATCACGCAAATATTGTTCTGCTTTTGCTTTAGGAAGGTTACCCACATCGATGTAAAATATTCTACGTTCTGGTGCACGAGTCAGTGCATAGATAATCGTAGCATCTTCTAACATACGAAGTTGGTTCAATGGTTTGATTGCAGGATGCAAGTGACCAAGAACCATAGAGTTACTTTCATTCATAATGCCTGAAGTAACACGTGCAACAGCGTCTTTTGAAATTCTATGTTGGTTTTGTTGTCCGTTTCCGCCTAGTGTGTTTGAAGAATTTCCGAACCCCTGATCAGAGTACAAGAAGTATTCGTTCTTCACCTTCTTAGTTGGCACACCAGAAACGTCTTTTTCTTTTTTATCAATTTCTCTGACAAGTTTGATCTTGCGTGGATCTACATAACGTAGTTCTACAACGCCTTTTTTTAGATCTTCTTCGTCGATAATGATATGAAAGTTTAGTCTTCCATCAACATAGAATCTACTGAATAGATCATATGCATTATTTGTAAAGTCAAGAAGAGAAAGAACATTGTCAAACTCTTCTGTAATTTTTTCTTTAATTTTATCTGGAACATCATCAAGTTCGTCTAGTACAATTTCTACAACTTTATCATATACATCCACACTGATTGCTTCGTTGACCACTTCTTCTAACGCTTGAGCGATCTCAGGTTGTAAAGACATACTACGATATTTCGTAACAAGTTCAGATTCATTTTTGGCATTACTTTCCATGTCAAGCATGGTGCCATAAAACCCACCCAGTGCGTTACCAACTGTAATCGCACCGTCATCATTAGAAGGCTCAACAAAGGAGACAGTCTTTGACTGCTCCTCGTTTGAGTCTCTTTTGATTTCAAAACCAAATAATTTCACTTTAATTCATCCTATAATTATGAAGTAGAAATACCAGTCGATCCCTCTACTCTCCAGAAGTCGTATTGGAACGTAACGGTAAACTCTTCGATTTGATCTGTAGAACTCCAATCCAATGCAATTTCACTTACGTTAATTGGGTACATACCCTCAAAAATGTAAGTTCTAAGTGCGGATCCGTTCTTCGAATATTGTGTAATCAAACCATTAGATTTATAGTCTTGTGGAAGAGAACGAACGTTTGCATCATGTGATGCGATGCTGTTCATCCATGCTTCCATAGCATTACGCACAATAAAATCTTCGTCATTGATAATTGTAACTGTCCAATCAGCGAACGTTCTGTCCCCTGCATACTTAACTTCTCGACCAAAGTAAGGTACGGTATATGCCCCGATAGATGATTCGGGAATGCCCGCTGCCCTTGCCATGAATGGTACTTTGAAGTCCGCTGCAGGTACGACTGGGTTCGTGATCTGACATTGGAACAGGGTGGGACGTGCGCCCCCACCTGTCAGTTCAGATTTAAACTCGTTGATATTAAAAGCCATATCTTACCTCTCCTTAAGTCAACTGTCCAACGATCTCGTCGAATTCGACACCAGACCTTGTTGCGACAAATGTAAGTTCAATTACGTTAATAGAACGTGCAGGTTTGATGAAGATACTCGCTTTAAACATGTTCGAGTCAATGACTTGTGGGGTATTGACAGTTTCATCTGACACCACACGGAAGTCAATGATACCACGTCTACCTTGAATTTCACGCAGGAACGGTTCAACAATATTGCGGAACTGTGTCTGTGTAAACTCGTCATTAAGTTCGAACAAGAACGATTGTGCTGCAGTTGCAATTGATTTTTCTATTGCAATGAACAATCTGCGAACATTGATGCGATCAAACGCACTTGCAAAACCTTGTCCAGTCTTATCACCGAATAGCAAAATACCTTGACCTACTTGTGAAATAACTGGGTTGACATCCGAACTATAAAGTTGATCTCTTTGATCTTTGTTCGGATTGAATGCAAGTTTAATAACATTCTTAATCACACCCTTACGATAACCTGCAGGAGATTCAAATGGTTGTACACGTGAACACAACCCTGCCATGTCACCGTTCAATGGAGTCCAACGGTATACATCATTGTATTTGTCATAACGATATTTATACCCAGAGTCTAGAACCATGTAAGAACTTGATGTGAGTTTATTGCGGTATTCAATGACATTAGTCAACTTAGTATTTGTTTTAAGTTCATCAACAACTGCTTCTTTTGAAGGCGAAACGAATGCAACGCAATCTCGTCTACTGTCTGCAATGTTGCCGATGATATAGTTTGCGATCTGACCATTATCATCACCTTTACCCTGTAGGACAAACGAGATGTCAATTTCATTCGCACTTGCGAAGTTGTCATATGCAAGAGCAGTTGGTCCAAACGAAGCAGAACCTTCTGCAGTGCCATCTGCACCATTTGACATTGATTCGTATTCTGAAGTACCCGCAAGGAATGCAGCTGTATTTGCAACATTAACCCAAGAACTTAGATTTTCGATCACTGTTTCATAGTAGTTAGTTCTACCATCTGAAAGTGTTGCTCCTGCAGTTGTTGAAATGTTTTCGAATTTTTCTAGTACAGTTCCTGCATCACCACTAACATCCCCAGTGCGGTCAATAACTGCAACGTGGTAGTTGTTTGTGTCTGGTGCTTTACCAAATAGACTTGCATGTTTCCACTTACGCTTCATTGAAAGTTTATTCAACTCAGTTTCTGCAAGTGTATACTTCTTCTCGAAATTGATTGTGTATTGGTATGTTCCAAACAATGCTGTGTTGGATGCATCGTCTCCTGTTAGTACAGATCCATTCGAACCGATGATCTCTTTAGTGAACGACGAAACTACAAGGTTTTGATAACCTACCGAGTCATTACCAATAGTAACAAGGTCACCATCACTTAGATCAGTGATGTTTGTTGCTACTGACTGGAATGTTGTTGTCTGAGTTGCAAAACCAATTTCTTGTGTTACCTGTGCAGCGGGCGTACCATCTCCACCAAACAAAACAGTTTGATTTTCAATGTCGCCTGCATCAAAGATATCTGCCTCGTATGCGCCCGCTTTAACATATGCAACATCAATTGCATTACCAAGCGCACCCACGTACTTCGCTTCAAAAGCACCATAAGTAGAGTTTGCACTATCTACAGTACCAATTGATCCAGGCGTTACACCTTCGACATATCCGTTTGCAGATGTGTTTGCATATGCAGTATCTGCATCGAATAATACGATTGTGTCACCATCTGCTTTCGCAGATCCTGTTGTTTCTGCACGACGAACATACAATGCATTAGAATATGCAAGATAGTCGGACGCAGTAAACCAAGTTTCATAGTTGCTATCAGTTGGTTTGTGGTAACGATCCACAAGTTGATTTTCTGATGTAATAAGAATTGTTTCGTCGGTAGGACCCCATCCAAACACCCCCGCAATTGCAGCAGGAGGCGTTGCAATGGCTGGGACGACTTGGCTTGCGTCTACTTCACGAACGATTACTGAAGGACTTACGGAAAAAGCCATATTTTTCTCCTTTGAATAAATTTATTTTTTATCAGTTCATATCACTGTTTTTATTTATAAAAACAAAAGTTTAAAATATCCAGTCGTCGTCACCATTCACAGGTTGGAATCCGCCTTGAGGCAAATCTTCCCCCACATCGATGAATCCAAAGGGTAATAATCCTTCTTCAATTTCTTCATCTGTCTTCTCTCTCAACATCATCATGGTATTGATATCCGTCATGTCTTTAAAGTATAACTGATCCGTCAACCACGAGAAAATTACCAAATTCATTACCAAATCATCATGTGAACCAGACTCCGCTTCGTAAGAGCTTCCTTTTTTAGAAAAACGTGATAATTCCTGAATTGTATTAAAATCTTGTAAAATCAGTTGGTTCTGTTCTACCAACATTTTCAAAATAGAACATCCAACAGATTTTACACTTTTTGTTGTTCTTATGCCATTGTCAACGCCACGGCCAAACCCCGCTGATATCCTCTTGCCCGCTCGACCTGCGTTCTCTGTATATAGAATGTTTTCATAACCATAATCCATTAATAAGACATCTGAAACCTGTTCACCAATGTCATTAATTTCCACCAGTACTGCTGCTTCATGGTACAACATTCCTACTCTATATATAATTGAGGCGAAATCAACTGGTGTTATCATATTATCTCTAAAGACACAAACTTGTTTGTAAGGCATCTCAGTGATGTCAATAACACAGAATGTAGAATAGTCTAATCCTTTACCACGAGAAACGTCACAAGTCATCACATATGTGCGACCTTCTTCTGGTCTTTCATACTGGAATAGATTGTCTTGTTCTGCAATAGGACGTGATGGTGCGAGTTCTTTCAACTTTGCACCATTAACCAATGTACCAGAACTTCCCAGAAACTCACAACAGTATTCCTGTCTGAACTTCTGTTCGTCATAATCAAGAGCTTCCAAGGTTTCTTGGTGCCACTTTTCATCTCTGCCAGGCACGTCATTCCACATGACCTTGACAAATTCGTATCCGTTGGTTCCTTCTTCTGCACCCTTGCAGGTTTTCCAGAAGTGGTTCAAACCGTTTGGTGTGGATGTCATCAACAGTTTTGTCGACTCACCAGATGAGATTGTAGGATACACAGATGCGAAGAACTCATCATATCCTTCAATAAATGCAACCTCATCCAAATACAGGAAGTTAACAGATTTACCACGGATTGCACTAGAGGATGTTGTACCTGCGAGAATTTGACACCCATTCTCTAATGCGATATTACCTTTGTTCCATTCTTCGACGCCCTGTTGCATCCACTTAGGTAACGCTTCGTATGCAAGTTTGACTCTCGCCATAACTTCTCGTGCAGCGTCACCTTTGTTTGCAAGGATTGCAACCGTCTTGAATTCGTTGAATAGAATGTAGTGAAGAATGACTGCAGTTGCAGTTGTTGTCTTACCAGACTGTCGTGCAGTTAGAACTGCGACACGTCTATGGTTAGCAATTTTATTTGCGATATCTTCTTGGTAATCATACATGTCAAAAGGCACGAGACCTTTGTCAACGTGTACGATTTTGATATAATTCTTTGCGAAGTAGATGGGATCTTGGGCACACTTCATATACTCTTTGAGCATCTCTTGTGTGTATTCTATTTGTTCTCCAACCCTTTTAAGGTTGTTGTTACCAAGATACCCTCTCGTTAAGGCATCAATTATTGGCATTACCCTCACCTTTAATCATACTTAGTAGGTCTGCAGTAGAGACGATCAAGTTATTATTCGTTACATTGGTTTCAGGACGGCCATACTGTTCTTCGTCTTTAACTAATTTCTTTTGGGAAGAAATATTTACAAACTCTTTGTTTGCATCAAGTAATGTTTTCATAAGTGTCGAAACCACCTCGAATGCACGAGGTGATTCCGATTGTTTGGCGATCTCGACCATTTCTTTTACAGCATCATCGCCTAGTTCTATGATACTTTGGACGTTAGATCTGGCGAGTTCGATGTCATTTAAATTTTCATCGTTTGTCGTTGAAAGTGATCGTACCTCTCCTTCAACAATTTGCAGATCGTTCGCCTCCGTCTGCGATCCTTCTGTTTGCGAATTTTTCTCCAATTCAGGTTCCGCCAGTACCTGTGCGTTCGGTTGTCTATCCTCGTCAGTTTGACTTTGTTCTCCACTAGATCCGAGTCCTCGTAGAGATCCAACATTCTCATGTGGTTCTGTAGTGTCTTCTGCTTGAGTTTCTGCAAGTGAACGTACCCCCATTGATTGTGAAATTTTATCATCTATCATTCTGTATTCACCTCTATAAGATTGATGACTCCCCAATCGTCGTCAAATTCAATCTGTGTGTATGGTATAGTATCATCAATATCAGTTGTTGGTTCGCCGTTAGCGGTCAAACCAGGCTGTGTTGTGAATCTGGTTTCCCAGACCTCGTCAATATCGGCGGTTGGACTTGTATTTTGTGTTAACTTTACATCTACAAATTTGATGACTGGTTTTGTTCTATTTGGTCCAAAGTACCACGCTTTCATAGTAAAACTTAAAGTATAAAGAACACTCTGCCTTTCGGTGAAGTCTCCTTCATACACTTCCTCTGTGCTTACACTGTTTAAAACAAGAGGAACATCAATCGGTTCGAGATTATCCATCAACTTTACCGTTGATGTGAAATCGGGGTTAAAGAAAGGAACAATCTGTTCCATAATTTTTGCAGCATCTTCTGAGTACTTAGTCATGATGTACAAAGAGAATTCCAAATTATATGGAACACCTGCGTAAACATACCCACGACCATTTGAACCATCTTCAATGGTTTGTTTTCGGATCTTGGTTGTGGGATTAATTTTTCGTTCGCCATCATATGTCATGCTGTTCAATTCGAATGACATGCGAGCCAAAGTGATTGCAGTTGGACGATCAAGATTTGCATCCTGTGTTATCCGTGCAAGAATTTTTTGGAAGGGCGCATAAGAAATAGGAACTATCATTTCCTGCTCTGTGTTAGCATCGATAGTTCTTTTGATTTTAAGTTGATTGAAATATGTCCCAAAAATTGCGACATACTTTCTTGTTGTTTCGTTGTAAAAATAATTTGCTATTGCCATTAGGTATTCGCCTTAGGTGGTTCATCATCTGCGAAATTGATCGTCTCACTAAACGGATCCATTTCTGTGAAGTCAATGATGTCGTCTGCAGTTTTTTCGAAGAAGAAGTTGTCAGCAATTGGATCTGCGTTTGCAAGTGCCTCCAATGTATTTGTATTTGAAGTACCACCAACTCTTGTTGTGTAATCTTTAAGAATTTTGTCAATATGGTTGTAACCAGTTTCAATTCTTTCGTTACTGTACTCTAACAATTCACAACGTAAGTCATATACTTGTAGTGCGCCACTTTGATAGAACACACTCTCATGTTCAACGTACATGACTTTAAATAGTTTACCATTGATTGGGAAGTAAATAATATCCCCTTCTAATGGACGTTGTCTTGTCGAATCTTCTTTAGTGACATATCTTTCAAATGTTCTAATAGCCACAGAGAAAGTAACTTGATCTCTGATCTGTAGTCCAAACTTAGACAGGAAGTCACCCTCTCCCTCAAATCCATCGACACTCTTGACATACATCTCCATCTTATATACAGTATTATATAGAGGTGTGTCGTCTTCGTTAAGGATGTTGTCTACGGACCCTGCGAAACGAGGCAAGTATTCAATGTCAACGCCATAGATTTTAATCGACTCAATAACTAAGTCGTCAATGAGTTGTTGTTCATTGAAATGTGTGGTGTTGCGGAAGAAGGTTGAAGTTGCCATGTTTTAACCAATAAAGTTATATGTGAGTGGTTGAAGACTTTGAATTGCATCTTCTTCCATCTTTTCTCTTTCTGCACGAGCCTCTTGTAAAATTTGTTCTCCGTTAAATTGGACACCACCAACAAGTTGCATGTTTACGAACTTAGTCAAGTTCAGTCCCCACTGTTCACGTACCAAAACAGATGCATAGTTCTGTAACCAACGGTCACCCCACACATCTGGATAAGTGCCAGCATCGATTACATCGTATGCTTCGATGACAATATAATCACCAACAACAAACAAATCTTTAGTGATGTCAATGTGAAGTCTGTTGACGTGCTTGTTATATCTGACCATTGGTTGACCAACAAGCATATCTTGAAGAAGTTCTAGATGAGACATTGTCATGTAATAGTTTGCAACGTCATACCCTGTGATATCTGCAACGTTATTCAAAACGTATTGATAGGTTACATTGAATGCGCCTGATCCTGCAGAAATAGATGATTTCAAATCAAATACTTTTGAGATACCAAGTATATTTGCAGGAAGGGGGAAGTATCCGTTATTGATGTCGGTTTGAGTGATTTGATGTTTTAGATATACAAGTTGACTACCATTGTAGTGATAGTCACGCCAAAAGGAAACCGCTTCGTCTACACGGTCTTCTACCTGATCGTCCGAAACGTTCACCTCTATAACTGGTGCACCAATTTTTCTTAGGATGTACTCTATAAATTCTTGTCTATTAACTGGCTGTGCCATGACGTGTTCCCTGTGAACTTCTAATTAGATTTATAGATATTTATATCAACGCCGCTCTATGTCTTCTTCAGATAATTGATCTCCCATCCAAACCTCAATTACTTTGCACGGATAGTGCCCAACGTTTGACGCTTTGTGCCAAGTTTTTTTTGGAATGTCAATACTTTCTCCTGAAGTATAAATTTTTGTTGTTTTATATCCATTTAAATATTCTAGATCCATTTGCAATTCGCCGTCAACAATGTGCCAGTGTTCGGACCTGTGAAAATGTCTTTGGTCACTTAGTGATGTTTCAATTGAAAGTTCTTTTACCTTCCAATGACCGTTTTGATCTAAGTCTCGATATTTACCCCAATTTCTTTGGGTTGTGGGTTTCTCCCAGTTACTTAGTATCCACGACGAAGAATTCTTTTTATCTTCGCCACCCACTCCGAATTTGAAAGATAAATTCGAAGCCGCAACTTCCATTTCAGGTATGTTGCCAGAATTTCTATCTCCACCATTAGCAAAGATAATCTCATCTTCTTGATTGTGCGCACACATGTATTCCAAAAATTTCTTACAACTATCATCACCATCCATCTCACTACTAAGAGGCACTACTGAATTAACTACTTCTAATGCACGAATGATTGACGCTCTTTCTTTTTGAGGCATGAAATATCTGCCCTTCTTACGTTGCAACCAATCATCACTATTTACACCAACAACTAATCGATCACCTAAAAACTTTGCAGATTCAAAGTATGCGATATGTCCACTATGAAGTGGATCAAATCCCCCAGTAACCACAACAATTTTCAAACTTAGTCTCCTTTTCTCCACATTAAATAATCCCAGAAGAAATTCTTTTCAGAACCTCTATGCAGTTCATTTGGAATTTTGTCTATAATTGATCGATGAACAAACCAATCTTCATATTCCATGTCTGGTCTAAAACAAAGATTCTGACAAACAATCTCATATCCATTGTCTTTCATTATCTGTCTTGCTTCTGCACGAATTTCATTACCAAGTCTATACGCATCATGTTCGAACTGGACGACATTAAATTTGTATCTATGGAAAGGCATATTTCTTAAGACTTGAATGGATGTTTCATCTGTATCAATTTGCAAGAAGTCAATTGTGTTTTCCATACAGTGTTTTACCAAAAGATCTTCGAAGTCTATTTCTAACGCATTTGCATTAATGATAGTATTAGATCTTCTTTGCGCAAAGTCATAAGCTAGATGTGCAGACCATTCAATAGAAATACCTTTCCAATCGAATTCCGTTTCCAATAGTGCAGTGTTATTGTGAGTATATGGATTACCTGCGCCAATCTCTAAGTAAGTACCATTGCGTTTACCATTCAAACATGCAAGTACCCACATGTCTTGTAAATGTTTTGAATAGTTTTTCTTAATGTTTTCTATACCATCAAATTGAACAGCAAACATACTCCTGTCTTCGCCCCTGTAAGGAACCGCATCAGGCCATCCAATCTTTTCGTTTAGAAGGGTTGTCACCCAGTTTGTAAAACTTTGTTCTGCTTTGAATTCTCTTCTATATATCAAATCAAACAACATTTGACGACCATGTTCAACACCAGAGATCTGCCATGTTCCAAGCGCTCTCATATACCAGAGTTCTTTTTCGCCAGGCCAATCAATACCAATATCGTTTTTGTCTCTAAACTCCAAACCAAGTAGTGCGTGATTTAAACAAATACGCCAGTCAGTAATCTTTTCTCCATGTTTCGCAAGAAAGTAATGAGCTTCTGGACGAGTTGGAAGAATACTAATCGCATGTTGCAACAAACCTGTCACTGTATAATTACGTCCACCCTGTCTATCATATGCAAGCGCACAATAAATCATACACTTATATTGGAGTTCTTTATCTTCTTCTTCGAGATCTGCACATCTAATGTAGAAAGATACTGCTGCAGCACCTTGTTCTAATTTATCATACTCACGTGCAAGATCAAACATTTTATATGTGTTTTTTGGATCAAGTACGTGTTCATTTAATAGTTCTTGCAGACTCATATTAACCTCTACTCAAAAATTCTGTGAAGACATCGATAGGCAATTCAAGAATGAATGTTGCGTTGTCTTGCAGACCATAAGAAATATAAACTTTATTATTGTGGAACATCATACCAGTTGCGAACTCAATATGAAATTGATTTCCTGTTACCACATCAGTTTGAGTTCCCATAAAGTGAAACTCTTGTGTGTGATGTTGGATGTTCCAATCATGATCCCAAATAATTGCACGATGAACATAGTGTCCATCTTTTCTCCCAAAGAAGTCTCTTCCTAAATCAACCTCGTGAGTAATTGCAATCCTTTGATTTTCATTTAACTTAAGAACTTGTGTACCACCACGAATATCCCTAGGCAGAGGGATCTTCTTACTCTCATCAAGTACCACCGTTTCTGTAGTGCCCTCTTCTATATTGAACTTAATTACTTCTGTAGGATTTGTCCATTTGACAAAATGGTATGGCATGTCAAGTACTGGAACCCAGTTCTTTTCGCAATACGTTTCGTTTGGTGGTGGTGCAGGAATTGGGTGACGTGCAACTTCTTTCCACTCATTATCAATCCATTCAATCTCTTGCATTTCCATACGACCAGTGCCTTTGTCATCATAACAATCACGACGAACACCACAAAGGAAAAGTCTATTATCCCAAGAGAAAAGTCGCCCATCTTCAAGACCAATGAAGTTCCAAGTGGGTTCTGTATCTAGTTCAGAAGTATTAATACGCCCTGCATGTACAACATTCATATTCTCATCAAGTTCACACATGATGTTATATGTTGTGAGTGTCACATCGTTTTCTGGGTGGATGTATGCAAGTGGACCAAACTGGTGAGGCCACTTTTTCCCTTCACTGTGGTAAAGGGTATAATTTACATGACGAACATTCATAAGAATTTTTCCATTATGCATGAAAATGGAAGGGTTCATTATCCCTGTTTCGCCAGTAAGTTCTTTGGGGAGAGTTATGGGATGTATCTTACCGCCTCGCTTTAATGCAAAGGTTGCAAGCCCATAAAGATGCATGTCGTGCATGACACCTCCATAATTAATGTTTCAAATGCTAATATTATATCACGTCAATAGTGTCTTGTCAAGACCAAGGTACTTGTCTGACAATAGTATTTTTCTTGTCGATTCTTCTTTCGATGATATTGTCGATTTTTAAGATTTCGCCTGCAGTCAGTTTGTTTTCAATCCATCCAACAACTGTTTCTTCTGTAAGACTAAAGAAGTTGATAAAATCGTCTACTGAAGTATCTGCAGATGTAAACCAAGAATTGCTTAGGAAACTGTGACTGGATCCTGTCTCATCTGTTCCTGTTCTTTTCCAAGTAACACGAACAACAGAGTTTTGAAGAACGTCACCATTGGAATTGGTTTCATCCTTCGTCTCCATGTTCACAATTTCCCAAACATATGTAATGGCCATTCTAGATTACCTTACTCTGGTGTTTCTTCTGCATCTGGAGCAGGATCGGGATCTTCCGCACCTCCTTCTGGTGCTTCAGGATCATCTGCAGTTTCCCATGGCAGCGCACTACCTTCTACTTCTTCAATACCACCATATTCACGTTCGATTTCATCATCTAGACGTTCGTTGATGTGATCAAGATATCCTTGATCTGCTTCAACAATGTTACGAATCCAACCAGAAACGATATCGTTTGTTAAGTCTTCGAATGCAACAAACGATCCTGCAGGCACATTAGCTGCAGACAAAGGTGTTGCACCTGACCAAGTTGCAGACTGACCTGCAGAGTTTGTTCCTGTAATAGTCCAGTATGTTTGATATACTGCACGGTTTAGTGTTACGCCTTCGTGATTTGTTTCATCCTTGAGTTTCACACTATTAATTTTATACGAATATGTATATGACATAAGTTTTTCTCCAATTTAATTTAAACTTTGCTGTTTATTTATTCAAAATCATCTTTTTCAATTCTGCGATTTCCTCACGAAGTGATGACACTTCTTCCTTATATTTATTATCAACATCCTTCACAGCTTCAATTAGAAGTGCAGTTATTCTTTCATAGTTTACTGTTAGGTACTTGTGATCTGTACCCCACTCTAACATCTCATCTTTAGTGAGTTTTTCAAACTCTTCTTTGGCTTTTAGTGTATCCCACTCTTCACCATCACGTTCTTCTAGGTATTTCTTATACGCTTTACGACCCAGTTGCATTGTGTAGTTAGCATTAAATGGTGCTTCAACAACTACTTCTGGAAGTACTGCTTCTACTTCTTGTGCAATCACACCAACTTCATGCATCTTAGTTGGGTGGAAATCATATTCTGATTCAATGTTTTCTACCCAGTCGTACTCAACACCACGGATCTTATGTAGTTTATCAAGCGCTTCAGTGATTGGTGTTACATTTTCTTTCAAACGTCCGTCTGAAGCATATGCAACCACGTTACCTGTACAAGAAACTGTACCATTTGAACCAGACAACTGAACACGAGCGTCACCGTCTGCAGAGACATAGAAACCCCAACCAGACTGACCAGACAGACTAAAGAAGGATGCGTTGGTGTGCGCATAACCATAACCATAGTGGTTTGACAGACCAGTACCAGATGGACGGTAACTGTAACCAATAGAGTAACCAGGCGATGGATACGCATCTGTGTTCAATCCACCTGAGTTAGAACCATGACGACCAATGAAACCGCCACGAGATTCTGCGTTGGTTGCACCCCACTTAATACCACCATTAACTACTGCAGAAGTATCAGATGCACCGTTAAAGTAGTAACCAGTGTTATTCAAGTCATAGAAGATAGGCGCACGTGACGAACGTTCTGATCTCCAATAACCTGAGTCTGCACGAGCCTCCCATCTACCATTATAGTAGATATAGGTATGAGAGTTCTCATACATGTAAACTGCCCATTCACCATTCGCATGTTGTAAACCAAAGTGTTGTCCATCATCATCCCAGTAAATTCTACCACATGCAGTAGAGTTACTATCTCTAAAGATAATTTCACCATGGTCACTGTTGTTTGAACGGATCGACATTGTATCGGAATCGTCATCATAGATGTCGAAACCATTGTCGAACTGAAGGAAGTTCATAGTAACGTTTGCAAGACGTGACGTACCGTTAGGATCTACATAATAACTAGTGTTGTTATTGTCGTAGAAGATACGAGCACGCATATCATATGCCCAGTTATCTCTATTGTTCAGAGTATAAACTAGGGATGCAGTTCTTGTGCGAGAAACATTTGAGAAACCATTTGAGTCAAATCCAATAACCCAGTCTTGACCCCATGCAGTTGAATAACCAGAATAACCAACATCAATCCACTGAACATGAACTTGTGGATAAGACCAACTAGAATTAGATTCACCAATCCAAACAACATCTCTGTTACCACCAGAGAAGTTTTCTCTACCCCAACGAACTGTATAGGCTCCACGGTTATCATCTGTCAACTGGGTTGCAGATTCGTTATACCAGTTGTTGTCTCCTGAGTAGTTGTAACCACCGATTATGAACTCATGCATTCTACCTGTTGAGTATTCGTAAACCGTAACCTTGAACTTCATCATGGTTGCAGAACGATATCTACTTCTTGGTAGACCAATACGAATTGCACCAGTTACAGAACTTGATGTTGTAGTATATGTACCACCATTTGGTGAAGTGTATCTGCGTTCTTGCGAGTCATACAGGTTGTTAATTCTATGGTAGTTCGAACGTGAAGTCGACGCACCATCGAAGTAGTAACCAGTATTATTTGCATCATAGAAGATTGGGGCACGAGATGAGCCAGGCGAATATGTGTAAGAAGTATACACATAGAATTCCGTGTTGTTGTTACAACGAAGTTCTAGTGGGTTGGTACTTGTTCTAACACGAACTGCCCATGCGCCATCATTATCCAAAAGACCGTGTTCGCCACCGCCAGAACCATACCAGTAACCCTGAAGTTGACCTTGACTGTCGTAGAGGCGAACACCACCGCCACCTGTTGCACCATAACGTAGATCCAAATAGGTATCATCAGTGTAAAGGTGACCAGAAGAACCGCCGTCATCAAGACGAAGTCTGTTGATGAGAACAGTGTTCAAGTTCGAAGTGCTTGCAGGGTTTACATAGTAACCAGTATTGTTTCTATCGTAGAAGATAGGCGAACGAATATCAGAAATATGATCAAAGTAATCTGTGTTTAGACGAGCATACTTTGTAGTCTGATACCACCAACCCTGCATCTCTGAGTTGTCAGAAGAAGAAAGGTTTGAGTGAAGTTCTACACGACCTTGTAGACGAATGTAGTCCGAAGAACCTGTACCATCGTTATCAACACCAAGTACAAGTGCAGCGTTTTCACCAGTGTTGTTGAAGTCTGGATCAAACGTAATGTAAGCGTGGTCTGATGGTGCGTTAACACCAGAACGGAAGTAAATCGTTACAGGCGCATCGTTACCTGACCAGAATTCTGCTGCCACGTTGTTTAGATAGTCAGTACCTGTAACGTCATATGAAGAGTGAGATCCTGCAGAGTCATTTTGACGTGCATAGAAGTACGCTTTACCATAGAATTCTGCAGCATTCAATCTAGAAGTACTTGCAGGGTTCGTATAGTAGAACGTGTTATTCAAGTCATAGAAAATAGGTGCACGAGATGATCTTTCAGAACGCCAGTAACCGCTATCTGCACGAGCTTCCCATCTACCATTGTAATAAATGTAAGTATGGGCATTTTCGTATAGATATATACCCCACTCGTCATTAGCGTGTTTTAGACCGAAGTGTTGTCCGTCATCATCCCAATAGATACGTCCACATGCAGTGGAGTTGGAGTCACGGAAAATGATTTCACCATGATCAGAGTTGTTTGAACGAATACTCAGTGTATCAGCGTCATCGTCGTAGATGTCAAATCCATTGTCGAACTGTAGGAAGTTTGCAGTGATGTTTGCAAGACGTGAGGTGCCTGCCGGATCTACATAATAAGCAGTGTTGTTCGAATCGTAGAAGATTGGCGCACGGAAACTGTATCCAGTGTAGACATACAATGCGTCACCATAAACATCAAACAATCCAAAGTTAGAAATTGTACCAGTTGCAGCACCATGACGACCAATACGGAAGTCTGCACCTGAACTGTTGTTATTGTTTGAGTCTAGGTTGATAAACAAACTACCGTATGTGTTGATACGGATGTCATCCGAAGTACTACCACCACTATCACGAGATGCAATCCCATGATATGTTGAATCATCACCATAGAATGTGATCCAATCACCACGATCAGCCATGTTAAACTGATCGGCAGTGACAACATTCATACGAGAAGTAGAAGCAGGATTTGTGTAGTATCCGCTGTTGTTTCTATCGTAGAAAACTTGAGCATAGATGTTGCGGTTAATTAGAGTATCACCATCGCCACGGATGATCATGTTCCACGTACCACTCAGACCACCATCCATAAATCTAATATCTTCGCCACCAGATGTTGCAAATTGGAAGTGGGCGTCATTGGATGAGGTTGCACGAATATAACCACGAATTGTTTGTTCACCATTACCTTCATTGGTGTAGAACAACATCTGTCCGCCATTGCGCATACGAAGTTGGTTGTGCCAACTATCATTCAATCTAGATGTGGATGCAAAGTCACCATAGTAGTTTGTATCGTTAACATCATAGAAGATTGGGGATCTCATAGATCCTTTTGCTTCAGTGTAACCTGTGCGGATGATAAATCTTGTGTAAGCGTCTTGTGACCAACTTGTACCAACACCATAGTGTGGGTTTTCTTGGTTGTCATAGTAACCAAAGTCAAGTGAGTTCGCTTGATAGTTTGCAGTACCAATGTTCCAACGACGAACGTTGTTCGAAGAGTCACGTCTTGAACGGAACGAAATCACCCCACCGTGGTTCGTATTTGTACCCCAAGAACTTAGAGTAAAGTGTGGGTACGCATGGTTTGCACCAATTTCAATCTGTGGTCTGTTACCATCACGTGTTGTCTGCGTTGCTGCGTTCGAACCAACTTTCAAATATGAATCACCAGAACTCAAACGTAGGTGAACCATACGAGAAGTCGACGCAGGGTTTACATAGTAACCTGTATTATTGTAATCATAGAAGATAGGCGAACGAACGCCCGCACTTTGTGGAAAGTTAACTGCACTGTTGTCACCAATGAATTCTGCAAGAAGTGTACCTTCACTGTACCATGCACTACCAAATGCAGTGCCACCTCTCCAACGAAGTTGCATACGACCTGCACCAGTATCGTTTGCACCCCAAACAAAGTGTTGGTCACCAGAAGAGTTCCCTGGCGCACTATCACTATATTCAAGTGCAGGATAGCCAGATGTCATAATCGAACGAATACGTGCATAACCATTTGACAAAGTAGGTGCAATGTCAATATTCGCAAGACGTGATGTCGAAGCTGGATTGATGTAGTAGTTCGTATTGTTACGATCATACCCAATGTTAAAACGAATATCGTTCACATAAGAAGTAGATGCAGGATCTAGATAATAGTTCGTATCGTTACGATCATAGTAACGATCAGCAGTTACGTCACCTGTCACAACAATATCATCACCACGCAAACGTCCATGATAGTTAGAACGTTTCAACATGATACCTGCATATTGACGCAGTGCACCACCGCCTGAATAGTTCATCAAAATACGAATACGAACATAATAACAGTTCGATGGAATCGTTGTATAACCTCTATAGGTACTCCAATTAGTGCTTGTATAGTTTACGTTACTTGCAACAAAGTAAGTTGTACCTGAGTTACCTGCAATTGGAGATATATTTTGATCATAACGTTCAATACCGTAGTAAAGAACACCACCCGAACCTGAAATTCTACGAACAGAAATCTCACCATAGAGTTCTTCGCCTGGTTCGACTGGAATATATGCAGAGTAGAAGTCACGGTAACCAGAAGTCTGAAGTACATAAGATCCTGCAAATGGTCCAGTTGTTGCACGAACAAACTCACTAGTCGACGTTGTCAAACTGTTTTCGTTAGGTGCAAGAGCTTGCGTAACTCGTTTGTCAAAATACTCTGTACCATCAAATAGTACCTGATCTGCATGACCAGAACCATATGCAGGTGAAAGGTTAAGGTTACCATTACCACCGTTTAGATTGATTTCTGGTGCAGTAATAGATTTCGATGCTTTAAAGTTACCTGCTTTATCAAACCAGAATCTATCACCAACTGCGTTAAAGTGGAAAATAAGCGATTCACGAGCAGTTCCATCATAACCGTTCCAGTTTTCGTTTACAAGCCAAGGATACTGTGATCCTGCAAGACTTGAACGAATTGCAAGCATATATCTATTGTTATGATACAAGGACATTGCATAAGTGTTATTTGCAATTGCACCTTGGTTACCAACTGAGATAGAACTCATACGTGAATGAGACGCAAAGTCACCATAGTAACCAGTGTTATTTCTATCATAGTAAATCGGCGAACGTGCCTGATTAGGCATGTCGAAGTAACCGTTTTGTGTCTGTGCTTGAACACCACCATTGTACATTAGTTCCAGGCGAGCGTTTCTGAAACCTTTCAAGATCCATTCGTTATCGGTATCATTGTAGATACCTACTTCGTTTGCACCGTTTGACATGAAGACATAGTCGTCACGGATTGCATATCCTGCCCAACCGTTCTTCGCACCTTCAACTCTAATCGAACCATAATCACCAGATGCAGTATCAATGTAGTAAGTAGATCCATCAACCTGATAACGGTTGGCTCTCATTATGTTGAATATCGATGTTGATGCAGGGTCTGCGTAATATGATGTGTTATTCGAATCGTAGAAGATAGGTGAACGCATCTGGTTAGGTGCAAACGCATAACCATTTTCTGTACGGAATTGTTCTCCACCGTTATACATTAAACGCATTGCAGCGTTTCTGTCTGCGTACCAAATCCACTCGTTGTCTACATCGTTATATACACCAACACGATTGTTATTATCATGCATGAAGACCATGCGGTCATTAATTGAGAAACCTTCGTATCCACCACGTGCTTGTCCAGTGATTGCAAATGAACCATAATCACCGTTTGGAGATCTTAGAACTACACCGTCATCAAGTTGAATGGTAGACATTCTAGACTGACCAGCGAAGTTACCGAAGAAAGCATCATTATTGTGATCATAGAAGATTGGTGAACGCATAGATCTAGATGCGTATGCGTCACCACGATAGTTTACATAGAATGTTGTTGCGAGTGCACCTGCACCTGCGCCACCAGTACCTTCTGCAGTCTGAACGATGAAGTTACCAGAACCTTCTTTGTCAAGGTTATCTGAAGACGAACCATCGTTGTAACCAGTTGTTGCACCAATTCTTACTTGTGGTGTGAAGTTTGCGTTGCTGTCTTGGAACTGGAAGTTGATCCACGACTCAGGTGTATCAATGTCACCTGTACCAGTACCGTTGTCAATCCAAAGTGCATTGAAGTCGTCGCTTGGATCTCCTGTCTTTCTCAGACGAAGAGTATTCAGTCTTGACTCAGAGTTACCATCGATATAGAACGATGTGTCATTTCTATCGTAGAAGACATTGCGATATGCAAGTGTTCCGTAATCAGCAACAAGGAAGTCTACTGAATCGTTATCGATGTTTACACGTTGTGCGTTGTTAGTGAAAAAACGGATTTGATCGTTGGCGGTAAATCCAAAGTATGTGGTTGTATCACCTCTATGACGAATGAAGTCGTCGATGTCGATACGAGACATATTTGATGTAGATGCGAAGTCGCCGTAATATGCATTGTCATTTGAATCATAATAACGAGGTGCATAGACATTAATTGAGAAGTCTGCAGAGTTATTATCAATATTCAGACGTTGTGTACCATTTGTCCAGAAACGGATTGTATCGTTTGCTTCAAATCCAAAATAAGTATTGACATCTCCACGATGTCTGATATAATCATCAATGTCAATTGTAGAAAGAACTGAAGTACCATCTGGATCAACAAAGTAAGTTGTATTTGCAGACGACACAAAATTACCAGCTTGGATATCACCAGTTGAGTAGATAGTTGCATTGTTTCGTACACGCAAATACGTTGCATCTGTTTGATACCAACCAGAACCCCATCCAAATCCTAGTTCTTCGTCTTTTAGGAATGATGAAGTTCCACGACCAAATACGATTGCGTCATTGTTTCCATTAAGTTGGATAGAACCATTTACATGTAGTCTATTGTTGGTAATACTACCCAGAACAGGAGTAGCATCTGAACTTCCATAAGTTGCAGATTCACCACCGACAACAACTGCACCACCACCATTAATAGTGAATAGATTGTCTGCACTTGCGTTCCAGAACTTAACTGCAGTCGCATCTGAATCTGGTACAAAGTTAAGGTTACCAGTTGCGTCACCCGCAATCTTTTGAACACCAGTACCATCGTTATAGAAATGAATATATCTGTTGCTGTTATCGAATGGGTTGTTGCCCATATCGATACGGTTCATGTACATTAGTGCATATGCACCATTCGCACCAGAGATGGCGATAGATGGGTTGTTGTTTCCACCAAACCCATTGTAAGATGCAAGAGAAATACCACCAGTACCAGTGTTGTCGTTCCATCTGTCAACATCAGTAACGTTACCAATTTGGACACGACCATCAACCGCAAGAGACGTATTGTTTCCTGTGTTGTCTAGGTCTAAGTAATATGTTGTGCCAGATGCACCAAGGTATCTTGGTGCACGAACGTTATTGAAAGATTGCGTGATTGCATCTGTAACATTCAGTTTAAGTGTACTACCAATCGTAACTCGCCAATCATTTGCAGCGGCAAATCCCATATAGTCATTGATTGATTGTGCATGATAGATAAAGTCGTCGATGTAAATACTCGACATGATCGACGCAGATGCAGGATTGACGAAGTAGTTTGAGTCATCTGAATCATAGAATGTTGGTGCATAAACTCCTACAGTAAAGTCTGCAGAGTTGTTGTCAATGTTTAATCTTTCTGTACCACCAGTTTGGAAACTGATTTGATCCGCACCATCAAATCCCATACGTGTGTCTGTATCACCATTATGGAAGATGTAAGTATCGATACCGATTGTATTCGCAACAGACGCTTTATCACCATCGAAGAAATATGTGTCATCGTCATTGTCGACGAAACGACCAGAACGAATATCCTGATCTGCAACAATATTGTTCGCAGTGATATCACCAATGATTGCACTGTTCGCATTGATAGTCTGGGAGATAATGTCGTCAGCGGTCAGATCATTGGTGATATACGCATTATTCGCAGTTAAGTCTTCAGTGATGTTTGCATCTCTACCTGCAGAGATGTCACGTGTTGCAATAACGTCTTGTCCTGCAGTTACGTCACCTGCAGTTGCAGTCACATCGTTTGCAGCGGTAACGTCATTACCTGCTGATACATCATTCCCTGCAGTTACGTTTCCTGCAGTCGCATCGATATTACCAGTTGTTGCAGTAATGTTATTCTGTGCAGTAATACTGTTTCCTGCAGTTACATTACCTGTAGTAGCTGCGATATTACCCGCATCTGCAGTGATATTACCATTAGTTGCATTGATATTATTGTTTGCAACGATATCATCATACGCAGTGATGTCGCCTTCTGAAATAATATTACCCTGTGCAACATTGTTACCAGATACAATCCAGTCTTCGTCTGAGTTTAGATATGCACCGTAGTTAAAGTTCTGTTTGAGGAAACCAATTTCCCCATTGTTTGAATACAGAGTATTATTAAGACCACTACCGTCAAAGAAAATCTGTGCAGCACCATTGTTGTCTCCAATAGTGATATCACCTTTAACATCAAGGTTTTCGGTTGCTTCTATACCGTCAGAGATACCTTTAAGTTTTGTCGCACTATTGTAAAGGATCTCACCCCAACCTTCGACACCAACTTTTGCAGATCTTAGACCTTGGTAGGAAGTACCATATCCGCCAGTGATGTTAACATTTGCACTACCTGAACTTGCAGCACGAAGAAGAAGATCATTATCAGCAACTGATCTAATCTCAATTGTTTCAAGTGCATAATCACCGATTGTCCACCAGTCTGCAGCTTCATTCCAAATGAAGGAAACATTTGTAGATGTTCCTCTTTCAATTTCAATACCTGCATTTTCAGAAGGCGTACCTGTAACATTACTATTCAACAATAGAATGTTATCTGCGATTGTTACTGTTTCAGAAGAGATGGTTGTCGTCGTACCGAAAACTGTCAAGTTACCTGTGATAATGTACGAACCATCCATTGTATCGTCTTCATCAGAACGAACAAACTGGATAGAGTCTAAACCATCAAGTGTTGCAGCGTCGAATGAACCACCATTACGTGCTTCGTCATCTGTCGTAATAATACGACGACCTTCGATATTTGTGGTTGACAATCCTGTGAAAGTTGTGTTACCATTTTCAATAGAAAGTCTTGCAACACCGTTTTGTTTGAAGACTAGACCATCATCACCGTTATGAAACTCAATACCATTTGTAGAGTTAAAGATACCGTAATCGTTTAGGGTTCCAAGGTTCTCAACATTCAATGCACCAGAAGGTCCAACGAATTGAATGATGGGTGCACCTGCAGAACCAGAGTCGTTCGTAACTTTTAAGGTAGGATATGAAGGAAGAGTGGCCTCAATATGAGTAGGACCATCTACTTGAAGTTTACTAACACCATCGTCAGTAGACGTACCAATGAGTACGTCTCCAAGAGTTTGGAGGCCATTTTTGACTATAAATTTCTTATCGTTTGCCATTCGGTTCACTCTCCCCAGAATTAGGCAGTATTATTTAATCTTTTATTAGAGTTGCAAAGGTTACGAACTCCGTAGATGATGATTGTGATGGAGTAACCAAAACTTGAACATCGCTACCATTAATTATAACATCGTAAGTTGCAAGGTCAGTGTTTGTCACCACCTTACCAAACTCTGTTGCTGATGCAGTAGTGCCATCATGAACAATCAACATTTTTGTAATATGTTTATTTATTCCATTTTTACCAGTAATAATGAATTCACCACCCATAAAATCTGCATGAGCGAAACTAAACAATACAGTTGGAGATGTTGTTGTTAGTGTTAATGACTCAGAATGGAATGCAGAATAATCTTGTGAGATGACAGCTTGGACTTCCAAGTTCCCTGTCATCGTATCACCAGTTTCGTTTACATATCTATTATCTGCAGTTGCTTGGTCAAGATAAAGTCTGACTTCTTTGGAAACTCCAACAACGTGACCAAACTGATCTACGTCAACTGCAGAGATAAATTCTGGTGCAAGTGCAGTATTTGCGAATGCAACATTTGCTTGACTAGAAGTATCTGTATGAGATATTTCAACGTTCGCATTGATCGTTCCACCAACGATATCCAAACCATCACCAACACTGATTACAGTATCAGAAGATGTGAACATAGAACCGTTTGCGAGGTTTACTAGATCTGTGAAACCGTTGACGAAACCATATAGTGTGATACGAGGATCACGGTTGATTGTTCCATCAATTATCACATTCTGTTCAAATGTAGAGTTACCAGTTACTGTATCACCTGTCAGATTGAAGTAACGTGAATCTAGTTGACCACCATCCAACTCTGCTTCAGTGTAGTATCTGTTATCTAATTGACCTGCATCCAGTTCAGTTTCTGTGTAGTAACGGTTGTCAAGTTGACCACCATCCAACTCTGCTTCAGTGTAGTATCTACCGTCGAGATCCGTAGAAGAAGTTGTTTGTGCATGACCGAACTCATCAAAGGTAATACCAGTTAAAACATTTGGAAGTGACAAACTTGTGTTTGCAATACTAGAAGTGTCTGCGTGACCAACATCGAACGTAAAACTGTTTGCACTGTTTAAGTTAAATCTATAGTTGACATTTGTCGAATTAACTGTTACACCAGTGTTTGCATAGATGAATACTTCACCGTCACCAATAAGGTTTTGTGCGTTGTTAGCAGACGCATCTAAGATTTCTTGTGCAGAGTATCCATCAACAGTGTCTGCATCAAGGCCTGATCCATCCCCATCTACTGTCAGAAGAAGATTAAGGATCTCTGTTGCAGTTTGATCCCCTGTCGCCCCTGCTTCGATGTTGTCTAGTTTCGCACCATCTGCCGCAATATCACGTCCGTCAACAGTACCACTTACAGTAACGTTTCCTGTGACATCAATGTCTGCACCGAAGTTTACAGTCTCATCAAATGAGTCAATCTTCTGTAGGAATACAGATCCGTCACCAGTGAAAATTCCTAGTGTGTTATTTGCAGAAGTGTAAACAAAGTCATCAACACCTGCGACTGCAGTGTTGGACATTGTAGTGATACGACCATCTGCAGCTACAGTGATAATTGGTATTTGGGAAGCAGTACCATAAACTCCTGCAACAACACCAGTGGTTGAGATGTCTGCAGTGACTTCGACTGTACCGTTCGAAGATGTCGCAGTACCAGTCACATCACCAAGAAGGTTTACAGTTGTTTCGGTTCTTAGATGATATACTGATCCATCACCAGAAGACAATGTGATTGTATTGTTAGCGGCATCATATGAGAAGTCATCGATACCACCTACCGCTGCGGTATTTGCAACAGTAATACGACCATCGTCATCAACTGTAAACACTGGGATCTGAGATGCAGAACCATATGTACCCGCAGCAACACCAGTATCTTCAAGTTCTGTCGTTACTTGTACAGTACCGTTTGAAGAAGTGGCAGAACCAGTAACCTTGCCAGTTAATTCAACTGCAGTTTCAGTAGCAATATGGAACTCTGATCCGTCACCTGTAATCAGTGTGATGGTATTGTTTGCAGGATCGTATGAGAAACTATCGACACCCGCAACAGATGCAGTGTTTGCAAGAGTAATTCTACCATCAACATCAATTGTGATGACTGGGATCTCAGTAGACGAACCGTAAGTGTTTGCAACGACACCAGTGTCTTCTAGTTCAGTTGCAATTTGAACTGTACCGTTTGAAGAGGTTGCAGTTCCTGTTACTTTACCAGAAAGTTCTACTGTGGTCTCTGTCTGAATATGGAACTCAGAACCATCACCAGTAACGATAGTAATTGTGTTGTTCGAATTCTCGTAACTTACACCGTCGACGCCTGCAACTGATGCAGTACTTGCAAGAGTGACAAGACCATGTTCGTCAATTGTCAGAATTGGAATTGCAGTAGAAGAACCGTAAGTGTTTGCAGTGACACCAGATGTTGCAAATTCTACGACACCGTTGGTCACTACAAAGTCTGCGTTCGCAAATGCAGCAATACCTCTGTTGTCATTTGACGCAAAGGCAGTAGCAAGTTCTGCAGAGATTGTGATCGTATTGTTTGTGACTTCAGTGTTGATACCTTCACCCGCAGCAAAGGTAAGTGTCTCACCTAAATTGATATTTTCTGCAGGAGTATATTGTTCTGAAACAGTAATTTGACCAGAACGATCTGTATTGTTAATATCAATATAGTAATATGTACCAACCGTATCTGGAACAAATGTAAGTGTTTCACCACCTGTTGCACCTTGGTTTGTTACACCAAATGCCGCATCACCAGTACCAGATGTTTCGGAAGTTTTAATATAAAGTGAAATGGTGTTTGCACCACTTACTGCAAAATTAAGTGTATCACCAATATAAACTTGAAGTGTTGGTTCTTCTGTGAAAGAATATGTCTCATCACGTAGAGTACCGTTTACTTGCCACTGATCACCATCAAATAGTGTTAGGTTTGCAGTGACAAAGAATGGTGGAATTGTTGCTTGAGTTTCACCCGCAATAGTAATGTAAGGTGTTGCAATCTTCGCATTAGTGATACCACCATCTTTAACACGAGTGATATCGTTAACGATTTCAAGAGTTGAACCATCGACGTTAACGTCAATTGTAAATGTGTTAGAAAGACTTGTACCTTCACCACCTTGGATTGCAGCTTGCATAAATCCAAGGGTAACTGCATCGTGAACTTCAACTGGAATACCAACGTTACGAAGTTTTGCACCACCAAATTCGATAACACCATTGTTTGCAGAGAAACCTTGTTGGTTTAGAGATATGTTATATCCAAACCATGCATGGTCTTCAACGTAGAATTTGTTTACGTTTGAGATGTCTGCAGGGTTGATAACAAAACTTGTATCTTGTGAGTCTGCAAACCCACCCGCAATCAAGTTACCAGTAACCGTGAAGTCACCAGTAGTACGGTTTGCAGATGCAAAGTAATTGAGTGAATTATCAACGAACCCAATAACGCCTGCAGAAGCATAGATGAATGATTTATCTGTGGGTAATGGACCATCAGACATTTCAATAGATGCAGTATTAGAACCAAAACCCAAAATCAAGTTTCTGATTTGCGATGTTTCAAATGGATCAATAAAGTATTCGATGTTTGCAGAGTCTGCAAAACGAGGAGCAATAATTGTGTTGGATGCGGGGATTGTACCATCAGTACGAATATATTGAAGATCCAAGTTTGCAGAATTTAAAACAACAACGTGACCAAATTCATCGAACTCCAAGTTCTGAATAAACTCACCATCTGCATTATCAGTATTAGTGATAGGAGACGTGTTGTGTGAAATGTTGATCGTGTTACCAGCGTCATCGTAGTACACATACACACCAGTGTGTGTACCGTCACGGAACATCAGACCAGTGATGTCCATCGACACCTCTGTAAAGTCTGGAATCGCATTCGCCTGAAGTTCTACTGGAAGTTCTGTCGCAAAGTCAATACGACCATCTTCTGTAATACGAACACGAGGAACATAACCATCGTTACCGTAGATACCTGGCTGAACACCTGTCACATCAACTGCAAGTTCAAATGCAGTACTGTTTGCATTCTGTACTTCAAGACCTCTACCTACAGTCACCGTGGGAGATTGTAGAAGTGCAACTAAGTGAGTATTAGAGTTGTCTTTTAGAGTAAGTGTGGATGCAAAACCACCTTTTTCCAAATAATACTTCGTAACTGCATCTTGGTCATTGACAGGGTCTGCAAGATTTGTTATAATAGTATTGCCAACATTGATAAAACCACCAGGCGCTTCAAGGAACATATTGTTCCCTGCTGGCACTTTGATGATACCATCTTCATCAATAGTCAGTCTTAGATGACCTGCAGTATGGAAGTTCAGTTGGTCATTGTCTGCATTAGGAGACGTTTCTGCAGTGATCTTTGTATCCTGATCAACGTCAATAACTGATCCTGCAAGACCTGCCCAGATGTTTCCATCATATCCTTCAAAACGATTGTCATCCGTATTGAAACGAATCATACCTTCGTATGCAGGTGGTCTCTTAGCTGTTGAACCAACTGGAAGTGTTAGGGCACCTTCTGTTTCGATGATGACAACATTACTGTCATGACCGATTCTACCTGTGAATAGTTTGTACCAGTTCTTACCAGTACCACCCAACATATATGTGTCGTTGTCATTTGGCAACAGGTTAGATGTAAAGTCTGCGACAACTTCAATGTTGTCAATCTCGTTATCACCAAGTCTGATGTTACCACCGATAACAACGTTACCAGAAACATCCATGTTTCCATAGAAGTAAACATCTTTGTTTGCATAGAACTGTGCAACGTGGTTTCCACCCGCATAGAAGTTCAGTTCATCCTGATCTCCGCCTGGCGTATATTCTGCAGTAATCTTTGTGTCTTGATCAACGTCAACAACCCCACCAAGACCTTGCCAGTTATTACCATTGTATCCTTCGAACTGATCGTCTGAAGTGTTATAACGGATCATACCTCTACGGAATTGAGGAATTGCATCACGTTGTGCAGATGTGCCGTCTGGAAGTGTTAGTGCACCAGTTGTATCTAGATTGATGTCGACGTTTGCAGTGATTGCATATTGATCGATTGTCAGTCTGTTGACATCACCAGTATAGAATTTTAGTTGATCATTGTCTGATCCTGCAGTATCTTCTGCAGAAATATATGTGTCTTGGTCTACATCGATAACACCGCCAAGACCTGACCATGCAGTACCGTCATAACCTTCAAACTGACCATCAGTCGTGTTATAACGAATCATACCTTGGATGTTACCAGATCTATCGTTTGTAGATCCTACAGGAAGAACAAGTCCACCTTCTGAGTCGATGACGACTGTATTAGATACGATTGTAAGTGTCTCTAAGTCAAGAGACGTGATTGTTTCCAAATTTACATTTGAATTTAAAACAAATTCTCTACCATTGACGAGTGTAAGATCTTTACCTGCAAAGTAGTTACCTTCACCGAAGAACTGAGTCCACGTGACTGCATCTTGGTTGATAGTAAATGTTTCAGCGTCTATAACAGTTGCAACAAATGCTTTGTTACCATTAACTGTACCATCAACGACAAACTCAAATGCGCCTGGCAGTTCCGAACTCTCATTTGCATATTCGGATCTTTTAAGAACCCATGGAACAAATGCGTTACCCAATTGAATAACATCATATGTACCATTTTCTGCAGGATTAGTCTGATCTTTAACAAGAATATTATCCCCAATTTCCCATGTAGTGACACCGTCGATGTTCATTACATTGTATGGGGGAAGAACAAGAGTATTATTTGCAGAGTTGAATGCACCTGCAAGATCGCCAGTCGTCGCAGCGAGTGCAGACGGTTTTACGTTTAGACCTTGTACGAGGTTGTCGACATACCGTTTGTTGGTGGCATCATTTGGACTTTGCGGATCTGCAACAAATAGAAGACCCTGTTCCAAATTGTCCAATGCGGTATCGATGTACGATTTTGTGACAGCATCGGTGTTCGCAACTGGTTCTGCAAGATCTGAAATACGTGCATTAGAAACAGAAATGTATGAGTTTGCACCAGTTTGGAATACAAGTTCTTCGCCTGTAGCGATAGTATTATTCGCTAAGGTCAGTTCACCAACAATAAGTGATGTCAGACCTTCAAGTGTAAAAGTATTTCCACTGTTACCAATAACAGTATTACCAATGGTGATATCATTTGTGAAAATGACACCATTAGATGCGTAGAACTGATCTGGGTTGAATTCTGTGCCTGCAAAAACAGTAACGTGACCGAACTGATCGATTTCTACGTTTCTTACAAATTGTAAGACATCATTGTTTGTGCTAATTTCACCAGAAGTGTTTGCGTGAACAATGGTAATATTTGCAGTTTCGATGTTGCGAGTATTTGCATCTTCTGGAAATAGAATAACACCATTACCAGAAGAGAGCGTGGCAACATAGGGACCAACCGTATCAACACCAAGTGTAACGGAATCTGGGGTGATGAGGGGTTTTTGTTCGCCTTCTAGAACCGTTGTGACGGATCTTTCTGGTGAGTCACCTACTACGACTTTAATTGCCATGCGTCTAGACCTCTGTTACTGTATCTACAACAAAAGCAAGTCCCTCAAGAATTTTAGACATTTCCCCAGATTGTTTTCGCATCAACACATCATATTGGTACTTCCCTGGCTTTAACGTTCTTGTTTGCGTATCAGTTAACACAAGTGTAACCAAACCCGCAACCTGAGTACTTTTTTCTACTGTAAAGCTTGTTAGTGGAGAGGACTCTGAATATACTTTACGAATATCCGCAAAGAAATCGAGCACAGAGATTGGAAGCGGATCGTCGTCACCATCGAATAAAGTTAATTCGACACGAAAATCCGTTCCTTTGTCTATGTAGATGTTTGCTGTTGAGGCCATTCCATTACTCTTTTTTTATTTTATTTATATAATAGACTCAGAGCAATTAAGTACCCCACACTACCGTTCCTGCAGAGTCTCTGATGATTAACGTTCTGTTTGATGGGTCTTGATGAGAACCAATCAATGCACCCCCTGCAAAGAGGTTACCATCCGCAGTGATATTTTCCAAATATAATGTATCCGCATTTGTATTATAGAAGAAGTTCTGTTCGCCACCAGTGTTTGGACCAGTCGTTGCGTAGATAGTTCTTGCACCAGAACCGCCAGGCACAAATGTTACAAACATATTAGATGATTCTAAACCAGTACCATATATGTTGGCAACATCAACAGTTGCAGCAGAGTTACCTGGCCCTGCAGGGCCCTGCAAACCATCAGTACCTTGTGCGCCAATCGAACCAGTTGCACCTTGTGCACCAATTTCACCTTGGATTGCTTCACCTTGAACACCTTGTGGACCAATTTCCCCGATATCACCTTGGAAACCACGTGGTCCTTGAATACCATCAGCACCCGAACCCGCTGGACCTGTGGCGCCTGTATCACCCTGAACACCTTGAACACCTTGGATACCCTGTGCGCCATCACCTGTAGGACCCTGTAGACCTACACCAGTTGGTCCTTGGAAACCACGTGGTCCTTGAACACCATCTGTACCAGTACCTGCAGGACCTTGGAAACCACCGTCCCCCTGAACACCTTGTACACCTTGGAAACCTTGAATTCCATCTCCATTAGTACCATCAGCACCTTGAATACCCTGAGTACCCTGTGGACCTTGGATACCTTGCAAACCGCCAGTACCTTGTGATACTGGTCCTTGTGTACCTTGTACACCTTGGATACCTTGTACACCAAATCCACCTTGAGCTGCTTCACCTTGTGTACCTTGTGGACCAACATAACCTTGAACACCTTGGATACCAGTGCCGCCACCGCCACCTTGGAAACCTTGAACACCTTGAATACCCTGAGTACCTTGGTTACCTTGGTTACCAAATCCAGTCGCACCTTGGAAACCAGATGTACCTTGTGGACCTTGGACCCCTTGTGAGCCGGGCGGTCCAGGCAAACCACCTGCACCCTGTGCGGTTGGACCTTGCGGGCCCTGTAAACCTTGCACACCTTGGATACCTTGTGGTCCAAGACCACCTTGCGCACCAGCACCACCAAGATCACCTTGGAAACCACGAGCGCCTTGGAAACCTGCAACACCCTGAGATCCTAGACCAGAAGGACCTTGGAAACCAACACTACCTTGGAAACCATCAGCACCCTGTGGACCTTGTGGGCCTTGAACCCCAGTCCCACTTGAACCTTGTGTGCCCAAACCACCTTGGATACCTTGAACACCTTGTGTACCTTGTTGTGCAATACCCTGCACACCTTGAATACCTTGTGCGCCAATAGAACCTTGAAGTCCGTCTGCACCAGTCGCACCCTGTACACCTGCACCAGTAGAACCACCACGTGTGAACGTAATTATGATGTCTTCGTTATCATTGAATGCAGCACCATTACCAGTTAGGTAATTAACTTCAAATGTCCAGTAACCAGTACTGTCAGTAATATCTTCGTAATCAAAGACAAAGAAGTTGTTTGGATCTGCTTTACGCATGATCTTCAATGTACCCTTGACAAGACCTGTTACAGTATCAAGAGATGCATAATAGTTGTCTAGGTTTGCAAAGTTATCGTCACGTTCGTCAATATAGATTTCTGTAACTGCAGAAGGAGTTGCGTTGTTGAATCTGATATCACCGACTGCAGTATTGATTGCAGTTGTACCAGAACCGTCGAATGTATAATCGAAGGTTGCACCACCAAATCCGCCAGAATCACCTTGAATACCTTGGAACCCCTGTGTTCCTTGCGGTCCTTGTGGTCCTTGTGGTCCCAAATCAGAAATTGAAAGAATTCCAACCATACCCGCATGGTTAGAACATTGATAGTATAATGTGTCTGGTGCGTTGTATGGAACTCTAAATGTGATAAGACCAACATCAACACCGTTGTTTGTTACACCAGTAGTATATTGGTTACCTGTACCAGTACCTGGCGCAGTTTTGATGTAGAATGGGTGACCAGATGCATTGACGTTAAACGTGTATGTGAAACCCCTCAACAATTGTAGTGTTGGATTGTTGACGCCGTCTACTTCATATGCAATATTACCTACATTGGTAACTTCAAAGACACGAGATCCCTCTTGTCCCTGAATACCTTGGAAGCCTTGGAAACCTTGTGTGCCCTGACCACCTTGAATACCTTGTACACCTTGGATCGCTTGACCCTGCACACCTTGGAAACCTTGTGTGCCTTGGACGCCTTGGACGCCTTGAATACCTTGCCATCCCTGCACACCTTGAATGCCTTGGAAACCTTGAATACCAGTTTCACCTTGAACACCAGTGTCGCCTACTGGACCAGCGGGAATGAAAGAAACAATCGCTTCGTCACCGTATCGTGCAGTCGCATCTAACCAAGAGTTAGTGTTTGCGCCGCCCGCACCCAAGAATGATTTTTCGATGAATGTAACATCAAACCAACCATTATCTTCATATCCAGTTGGTGGAGCCCATGTCCAGTCATTAATTTCGTAGATAATAACTTCGAAGTCATTTGTTGCAGTATCACGTGGAGTTCTGATAACAAGTTGACCTTTTGGAGTACTTGGATTTCTGTCAATATAATTGAAGATATCATCTAGTCTTCTGTTACTATCAGAAGGTTTATCGTCAAACCAAATTGTGTCAACTGCATAAACGTTTGCAGCACTTGGAGTGTTTCCTTCAGACAGACCAAATTTACCAACGCCTGGGAATGTATTACCAGAGGTTGGGTTCAATTCCCATTGGAATGTCAATCCACCGTAAGAACCTTCAAAACCTTGAAGTCCTTGAACGCCTTGCACACCCTGTACGCCTTGAACACCCTGAGAACCGCCATCGCCCTGTAAACCAGTCGCACCTTGAATACCAGTCGTACCTTGTGGGCCTTGACGACCCTGCACACCTTGTGTGCCTTGGACACCTTGAACACCTTGGGTTCCCTGTGGACCCTGAGTACCTTGAACGCCTTGCGTACCTTGGATCGCTTCACCTTGCCAACCCTGTGTACCTTGTACACCTTGGAATGCTTGTGGGCCCTGAGTACCTTGAACGCCTTGCGTTCCCTGCACGCCTTGCGTTCCTTGAGGACCCTGTACACCCTGACCTGCGAATGCACCATCTGTACCTTGATTACCTTGTAAACCCTGCGTACCCTGTGGTCCTTGGGTCCCTTGGACGCCTTGCAAACCTTGTGGGCCTTGAGGACCCTGTAAACCTTGTGTGCCTTGATCGCCTTGTAAACCTTGGGTTCCTTGTACGCCTTGAATACCTTGGTTACCTTTATCACCTTGGATACCTTGGAAACCCTGTGTACCTTGAACGCCCTGAAGACCTTGGAATCCACGGAAACCACGGAAACCTTGTACACCCTTTGCACCTAAGTCACCCTGTGTACCTTGTGTTCCCTGTACGCCTTGAAAACCTTGTACACCTCTAAATGTACCAATGTTAATCCAGTTAACGCCGTCATATATCCAAAGTTCTTCATCCGCATCATCGATGACACCGTCACCAACACTTGCGGATGGGAATGCAGTATTAAGAGTTGCTTGTGGATCACCGCCCGCATCTACATCTGGTACAGAACCAATGATTGTGAAGCCTGGTCCATAATTACCTTGAACACCTTGTGTACCTTGGTTTCCTTGTATGCCAACAGCCCCTTGCACACCTGCAACTGGCAACCATGCCGTTCCATCCGAATATCGGATTTCGTCGGTAATCGTGTAAATTACCGAACCTTTAAATGCAGCAGGATCTAACTGCGCTGGATCTTGTGGGATACCATTACCAATCGTGTAACCACGACCAGTAAAAGTGCGAAACCTAGTCGACATCGTATTCCTCCGATTGACCTATCGTATATGACAAAGTTGCAGTAATTGCAAGGTTTGCACTACACCTGGCTTGTAACAAATCACCAGATGCAAAGAATTGACCATTGATAGGAATCGGAATAGTATCGTATGAGGGCACTGGTAATTGTTTAATTAGATCAAATGTTAATGAATTATCATATCTGTAAATTTGCACATCAACTGAAACCGTATTTGCACTAGTGTTGGTTAAAATGAGAGGGGAAATAACTTCCCCAATCCCTGGCTCAATAGTTTCAGAACCACCAAACACAAGTTCGGGAACTCTAAATTGAGGCACAGTTATAATCGGAAAATATTCCGTTGTCAAAACTTTATTGAAACCAATAGGATACGCATCGGGCGCCTGAGAGGTAACAATGACTGTTATACCAGTATTTGCATCTTCATATTGTGTAAATGACATTTCTCTTTCCTTTTATACTACGGCTCTAGAGTTCGAAGCACGTCTTGCGAGTTTACGAACCGAAGAGGTAAATGGTCTACCTTCAATTCGACCTGTTCTACCGTTAATTCTCAAACCTCTTGCGAAGTACTGGTTGTTCAATTCATCAGCACCCGACCATCTTACACGTCCACCGTCTTCTGAAAGAACCGAAGAAATCGCAGAAGTCGCAGGACCAAGGTTTCTAAAGTTCAGTGGCAACGCAGTTCTGTTAACACCTGCAGCACCACCGTTAAACTGGTGCGCAATTGATTCAACAAGTGAACCGAATGTCAACACATCTGGTTTCAAGACGTTGTCTTTCAGACATTCATCAAATAGAAGCGTAATCATTGCACTATGCTCTGCATCTGGTGAATAGTTCGCAATAATAAAGTCTCTCATCTTATCCCATGATGCGTAGAACGCATATAGAAGATCCGTATTGTTTGGACCATCATCAACCCATGCACTTCCATTCCAATAGTATATAGTTCCTGCGTAGAAGTTGATATTTACATCATCAGAAACAATATATGCGTGATTCTTTTTCAAGGTCACATTTGGATTAGTCTGCAAATCATTACGAGCAGAAATACTTGGGACTGTTCCTTTGAAGATCAACCCTTGTGTCTGTGGGTTGAATACTGGGAACACGTGTTGTCCTTTTTGGTCAAATAGAGACTGCGAGAATGTTCTAGTCGCTTTTGTAGACCCTCTCTGACCTGTATTCGGATTAACGAATTTAACATCATTCACAATCGTCTGCAACAAGTTGCCCGCATCACGTCTAGTCAAGTTAATGTCAACAAATTTATATTCTGCATTAACAAATCTAACAACATCATACTGCAAAGGACCACGTTTTGATAGCAAGATATCTGCTGCATCTCTAAAGGGTTTTTGAACCCAACCATAATCTGGTTCATCAAGTTTTTGTAGTTCTTTTGTATCTTTATTTATCTGAGTTAGATAGAACATATTTGCAAGTCCGACAACTTTTGCTGCTTCGACCTCAGTCGCAGTTTCAGACTTAATTTTTTGACCATCATACTTACCTTGAACAATATCTGCACAAATCTTACCAAGATGACGATAAGACTTCGCAGTTGCAACACGTTGATCTTCTGGGATACGATATACTGAGTTCCAGAAGTAGAACTCTGCGTTCCAACGAGATGCAGTGTTACCACCGTAGTTCAAGTCATAAGAGAATGCATCTACCAGATAACCAACATCACGACGACACTTAGACTTGTTATAGTCAAGTACATCAAACTCAGTGTTGATGAAGTGGATCATGTCATCTGCAAGTTGAACTGTATTGTCTTCAATCTCACCAAATGCAGTTACTACTTCACTGTCAACCCATGCAGTATTTGGAGACTGCAGTGTTGGGATTGGGGCAAGACTATCTTCACGGATCACATCTTCTACGATACCAATCAGAGATACAACTTCTGCACCTTCTGTTGCAGTCGCAGGTGTACCTGAGATGTCTTGTGCAGTAGAAGTGATTGTTGTGTTAGTTGTATCGATCTCTTGAACGATATCAGACATCAACAATTTCATTGTGCGATAAACATCTGCAGTCTGTCTGCGAGTATCTACAGGAAGGACACTGACGCCATTTTCAAAGTAAATTTGCGCAGCAATTCGAGATGCATAGTTTGTTTCGTACTGAACATCATGTGATGCAGCATCAACCAAGAAGCCCATGTCACGACGACACTTAGCACGTGGGAAGGACAATCCATTCCACTCACGTCCAACATATTCAATAACATGTTTGGAAAGAGTTTCTGATTCGTCTTGGATCAATGTTTTAGATGCAATATAGTTCTGTGGAGTCCAAGAAGTATCTGGTGCAACTCTTGCAGGGATCTTGGATGGATCTACATCATCTGCAGCATCCGCAATCATGTTTGCAAGTTTCATTGCTTCACCCTTAAGATCCGCACGTTCTGGATATACTGCAGGTAGATGACGTTTATCTTGATGGACAAAGTTACCTTCTACATGAACAATCGCATCGTACTGTGCAGATACAAATGTATGAACCCCAGTATAGTTGGTTGCAGCACCAACATTCATAGTGATTGTAGTTGCATCAACTGCAGTAATTACTACTGGTTTATTGAAGAACGGATCTGTCGCACGTGGGTGTGAAATGTTCACTGTAGCACCTGCAGGTGCAACACCACAAGAGAATGTGATCGATTCTGGTGCAAACATAATTGCATCACCAACTTTCAATTGGTGTGTACCAATAGTTGCGACAAACACACCAGTTGCAGGGTTGTATGTTGCAGTAGTTGGAGTAAATCTTGTCAACTTCTGAATAGTTGGTTCGACATCTACTCTCATCAAAATGGTTTCAATTGTTTCTCCAAGATGTTTGAACGCTTCACGTGTTGGTTTGCGTTGTGACATTGGAAGAACATTGATTGCATTTTCGAAGTATGCAAGTGCATTTTTATGAGTTGCAGAGTTACCATCGTATTGCATATCGTGCGCAATACCATCGATGATATGACCTAGATCACGACGACACTTAGTTTCGTTATATGCAAGACCGTTGTACTCTTCTGCAATGTGGTTCAAAATTGCACCCTGCATTGCACCCTGTTTCTTAGTGATAAGATCATACATTCTCTTATCTTGTGGGTTATTAGCAATTGCGAATGCATAGTTGTCTACGACTGTAGGTAGTTTGTCAATATCGTTTTCATCAATCGCATCTACTACGATAGACATCAAAGAACTCACACGTGCACCTGTTACAGCATTCGCTGCAGTGGTTGTTGTGTCTTGGTTCTGTGCGTTACCAGAAGTCTTAGTTACTGCAATGTTTTGAACGATCTCATCTGCGATTTCTGAAAGACGGTTGAATACGCCTCTTGTTGGTTCACGTTGATCTACAGGAAGAACACTTACTGCATTCTCAAAGTATAGTCTCGCAGTGTTTACAGAAGACTGGTTACCACCTTGTGAGATATCCCAAGAAACTGCGTCTACGAAGTAACCGACATCTCTTGTACACTTAGCAGTATCAAAAGTCAATGAAGGATGGTTCAATGCCAACCATGCAAGAGCTTCTGCTTGTAAGAATGTTCTGTTATTTTGTAGAATAATTCTTGCATTTACTCCATCTGGATCACCACCCTGTAGGACTGATGGCCATACTGGAACTGGGTTAGACACTTCACCAGTCATAATTGCGATGATCGTATCAAAGTTCGCTTTGATGTTATTTTCTACAATATATGTGTCATCATATGGAGACAGTGCAATCTCTTCAGTTCTTGCAGCTTCTACAAGTTGATCTCTGATATAACGCAGACCGCCAACCATCTCACTTAACTGTGCCCACTTGACTTCATTTGCACCAGTTGTACCACTTACATATGCAAGACCAACTTGAATCAATGGTTGTGCACCGGCAATAGAACCAGACTGTTTAACCGCATCTAGAATAAACCCAGTGTCACGGAAACACTTGTCACCATCGTATGTGAAGTATCTGTCGTTTAGATATGCAACAACTTCTTCGATCAAGAACTTACGGTTTGCATGGATCTGATCACGTGCGAATGTACGTAGAGGTGTATACTCAGGTGCACCAGAAATTGCAGGAATGTTTTCATCTGTACGATCATCTACAACACCAGATATAATCTTAATAAGATCTTCAATGCGTTGTCCGACACTTACAGATGTTGCAGTTCCAGTCTTGTCTTGTTTCAAGAAGTTTTTAGTAACTTGTTTAACTGCATCAGCATCCGCACTTACGAATGTATGAGATCCAGTGTAACCATTTGGAATTGTGAACCCTGTTACAGTGAATGTGGTTGCAGTTGTCTGAGTAACCTTGATTGGACGTTCGAATGCATAATCAGGTGTACCTGCACCACCCGCAGCACGAGGATGCGAGATGTTTGTTACTACAAGAGTGTCTGTGTTTGCGCAAGAGAATGTGATTGACTCTTCTTCAAACCAGACAAAATCACCAACTTCAAGATCGTGAGATCCAACAGTAACTTCCATAACACCATTGTTTGCGTCATATACAACATCAGTTGGAGTGAAAGACTGTTTGAAGTGTGGAATAACAGTTTGTTCAAGTGCAACTTTTTCTGCAGACACCGCAAGGTGATCAAACGCAGCCTTAGTTGCATCGTACTGATAATCTGGTAGTAGGTTGATAGAGTTAATGAAGTATGCTTGTGCAGCTTTGATTGTTGCTTCATTTCCACCATACAGAAGATCTTCAGTGATCGCATCAATCAGATATCCACTGTCACGAATACATTTTGATTCTACGAAACCAATACCGTTATATTGTTCGTTGATGTATGTTGTAATTTCTGTCTGTAGTTTTTCTGTCAAACCGTTGATGATACCAGTTGCAACTTGGAATTCAGAAGCATAACCAGTCTCGCCTGGTCCAAATTCAAATGGAGAGAACTTATCAGTTGGGTCTTCCATTTCTGGTCCACCAACATTGTAGGACAATAGACCCGACTGTGCACCTTCGACACCACCAGATCCGCCTTTTACAACACCTTCACGTGCAGTGGATCCACCACCAACGATGGTTCCTTTTGCAGATGTTTGATAGAATTCTGTACCAACATCATTTGGTTCAACTGGGTTTGGATATACAGGCGCATCTAGTTCAATTGCATCAGATACGATGTTGATCAAGTCTTCTACACGTTGACTCATGAAGTCAGAGAAGTATTTCTTAACCGCTCCTGCAGTTGCAGAAACAAATGTATGTTCTTCTTGATAACCATTTGCATCACCAACATCCAACGTAATAGTATTTGCAGTTGATGCAAGAACCTTAATTGGTTTTTCATACGCAGGATCTGTTGTACGAGGATGAACGATATTTTGTGCAGGCGAACCACAAGACAATGTGATTGACTCAGGATCAAAGATGATGTAATCACCATTTGAGAATGAGTGAGTTGCACCAAGATCGATATTCATGATACCAGATACTGGATTGTAGTTTACATCGATTGGTGTATATTCTACATTAGTCCATGTTACAGGAGTTTCTACGTTACCAGTTGTAGGAGTGACAGTCTCATTACGTGCAAGTTTCTTCGCAACACTTGCGATATGCATGAACGCTTCTGCAGTGATTGCTCTTTGATCTGCAGGAAGAATAGAAACCGCATTTTCGAAATAAATTCTTGCGTTGTTAATAGACGCAACATTCGAACCATGTTGGATGTCAAATGATGCAGAGTCAACTAGGTAACCAACATCTCTCTCACACTTCGCAGCATCGTAAGTTAGAGATGGGTAGTTCGCAGTAATCCATGCAGTGATTTCAGCTTGTAGGAATGCTTTGTTAGACTGAAGAATACCACGAGTATTCAGTGCATCATTAGAAACATAAGAGTCACCGAAGTTAATTGTAGCTGCAGCGCCCGAACCATTTGTGATGATATCGATGATTTCATCGAATGCATCATTAGAACGAGTTAGTGAAGTACCAGATAGAGATACGGCGACCTGTTGTTTCAACCATGTATATGCACCGACAGTCTCAGTCAACTGTTCGTTAACAACATTGTCTGCACCTACTGTACCAGAACGATACGCAAGTCCATTGAATACTGCGTTGTAGTTTGAACCAGTTAGAACGTCACGTTTAACTGCATCAATGATGTATCCTGTATCTCTTTCGCACTTTTCTGAGTCGTAGATAAAGTAAGTATTCGCAAGATAACCAACTGTCTCGTTTGCAAGGAAGTCACGGTTTTTCTGCAGTGTTGCAGCAGCATTTACTTCATCAACATTCGCAGTCATTACACCCACTGCATTGTCTGCACAACGGATGAATGTGTGAATACCACCAGTACCAACACCAACTTGTACTTGAATTGTGTTGATGTCTGGAACTGCAGTAATTGGCAGTGGTGTGCGATATGGTGGATCTGAAGGACGTGGATGGGAGATCTCTTGTAGGTTGTTGTCAGAACCACATGTGAATGTGAACGATCCTGGCATCAACTCAATACGATCATTTACCACCAATCCGTGATTTGGAATTGTGATTGAGAATACACCAGTCGCAACATTGTATGCGGCGGCAGTTGGTGTTTTAAATTCTGCATACTGTGCAGGATCTGAGTAGACGATCACGTCATCACGGATACAATCCGCATCCGCACTCACGAATGTGTGAGCTCCAGTGTAACCACCTGCATCACCTACATTGATTGTAAATGTGGTTTCTGTTGCAGCCTTGATCTTGATTGGTTTCTTATTGAAAGGATCTGTTGCACGTGGATGAGTAATTTCTATTGTGTTTCCATATGCATCGTCGCAAGAGAATGTCATGCTTTCTGGTTCAAGTTCAACATAAGAACCGACTGCAAGGTTATGTACACCAACTGTAACCACCATGTCACCAGATACTGGATCATAAGTTGCACCAGTTGGAGTGTATGTATTTTTACGAGTTGCATTGTATACAGAAACCGCATTGTCTTCTACACGATAGAAGGTATGAGTACCAGTGTAACCGCCAGCATCACCAACATTAAGAGTAATTGTTGTTGCAGTTTTTGCAGTAATTTCAACTGGTGACTTATATGCAGGATCAGTGCGACGAGGATGAGAGATGATGACATTGTTTGCACCATCTGTACAGTAGAAATGGAACGATTCTGGAGCAAGTAGAACATGATCACCAACTTCTAAATTATGTACTCCAAGAGTTATGACAAACTCACCATCAACAGGGTTGTATGTCGCATTTGTTGGGGTATACGAACGACCAGAACCTTGCATGATGTGAATAATCTCATCAAATGCAGCATCTGATTTTGCAATTGCAGAACTGTCATGCGCAAGTAGCGAAACCGCATCATCTTGTGCAGATACAAATGTATGCGCACCTGCATAACCGCCAGCATCGCCACCATTAAAGGTAATGGTTGTTGCAGTCACTGCAGTAATTGGGATTGGTCTATCGAACAGGGGATCTGTCACACGTGGGTGAGAAATCTCAACTGTATCAGATGTTGTCGCATTCACACAAGAGTATGTAATACCTTCTTTTGCAATTTTGATAGACTGACCAACTTGAATGTTGTGATCACCAATTGTTAGTTCAGTTACACCAGTCAGCGGATCATATGTAGAATCTGTAGGTGTGAATGTCGCACTAGATTGTGACTTGACAAGATTTTTAAGTTCTGATACTGCACCAACTGTTTCTGGTAGTTGATCGCCAACAACTTCACTTGCAGTACCGAAGTAGTAACCTACACCAGTCTGTACAGAGTTGAAGTTAGTACCAAGTACCATATCCTGTTGAACTGCAGGAAGAATGTGTTTCTGAACATCACGTGCACACTTTTCGCTGTCGTAGATGAAATAGTTACTATCAATCCAACCCATCATATAATCTTGGATATACTTCTTGTTAGATTGAAGTTGTTTACGTGCATTGATTTTGTCTGCAGAAATAGATGCGTTATCACTAAATCTAATTCCTGTACCAACAACTTGAATTGAATTCTCTAACGTGCTCTCGTAAGAGTGTGCACCAGTGTATCCACCCGCATCACCAGAATTGAAAGTGATTGTGTAAGGCGTTGTTTCAAGAACCTGCGTTGGGTTTTTGAACAGAGGATCTGATGGGCGTGGGTGAGAAATAGAAATTGTTTGAAGCGTTACATTGTTTGCACAACTATATGTGATACCATTTGGTGAAATCTCAATAAGATCGCCCACAATTATACCATGAGGTTGTTTAAATGAAACAACTGTTTCCCCAGTGGTTGGGTTGTATGTAGAACCAACTGGTGTGTAGCAATTCTCTTCCAGTCTTACCGAATCTGCATCTGCACTCTTAAAGAAGTGGATACCTCTGTAACCACCAGCGTTACCAACCTGAACTGTAATAGATGTATCAGTTGTTTCGATAATTGGCAACCCTTTTTGTGCAGCTGGATCAGTTGGACGAGGGTGAGTAATTGTACCATCTTTACCAGACAGTCCACACTCAAATGTGAAACTTTCTGTTTCCAAAACAATTTTCTGATCTGTTACAAGACGGTGCGCACCAATTTCAATCGTCATAAGACCAGAAATTGGATCATACTCAGCAAAAGTAGGAGTGTAAGTATGACGTTTCTCTTCTAGTGCATCAATAATATTATCGAATGCATAGTCTGCACGACTTGAACCGACATAAGATGTTCCATCGATAATTTCGTTTGTCTGTTCTTTCAGACGTTTATATGCAGCGATTGTCTCGTCACGTTGGTTGTTGACAACCTTCGCAGCTGCATTCATGTAGTATGCATTACCTGCAGTGACAGAGTTATAGTTTGTATCCAATAGCATATCATGCGCAACTGCAGGAAGGATATATTCCTGAGTATCACGACGACATGTTGCACTATTGTATGCGAAGAACTCATCGTTATCTTCGATCCAGTCGATCAACTCATCTTGAATAAACGAACGATTGTCTTGAAGTTGCTTTCTTGCAGCAGTATATGCATCACTAACTTCAGAGTTTGAAACTTCTGTCCAGATGATTGGGTTTGCATATTCTTCTCCGTTTTCTAGAATGTTTAGAAGTTCATCGTAAGAAGTATTTGCACGATCCAAGATCTCTGTGTTTGCGTTCGCAAAGATTGTTTCGATCTTATCTTGTAGGTAACGGTTTGCACCCAAAGTCTCTGTCAACTGTTCGCCAGGCACAACATATGAGATTGGTGAACGGTATGTAATACCACTCAGACGACCCCAGTAGTTAGAACCTGTTTGGATGTCTTGACCCAACTTGTCAATGATGATACCAGAGTCACGGTAACATTTCTGCGCATCATATCCTTGATAACCAAGTCCACCACTGGCAGTGTTAGATGTTAGGTAATTAACCATGTCATCGATGATGTTGTTTGCATTCGACAAGATAGTATCACCGAATACAGTATTACCACCCGCATTTTCACTTATAGTTGAAGTTGCATCTCTTGGTGCGTAGAAGGTTGTAGTACCTTTCGCTCTCATAGAGATGTCACCGAATTGTGTACCTGAGTTGTTGAGTGTAACCTGACCACCGTTCAATGCGTAGAACGCACAACGTGTAAAGATTGACAACGAACCAATACCGTTAACACCCGCACCATCACGTGCAACGTAACCGATACCGTTCTGTGTACGAGGCGTGAAACCGAATGTTAGGATATATGTGTAAAGTGAATCTGGGTCAAGTGCTCGACGGTCAACAAGCACACAACCACCACCACGTCCCACAAGTGGGTTAGGGAAGTCGTCGATACCGATTGTTAGAATATTACCTGTACCACCAGATTCAGTGATGATAGTATCACCAACGTTGATTTCACCTTTTAGGTTACGGACGTAGATACGATCATCTGTTGCAACGTCTTGATCCCAAGAAATGACACCACGTGCACCAGAACCGAAGTTAACTTCATCGCCCTCTACAAAATCACCTGCGTGACCTGGCTCCATGAAGATCTCACGACCAAGGTCTGCAAGAGTACCTTTGGAGTTAAATGGTTGTAGTGGTGGTTCAACGTCTGCACGAAGGAAGTTAGACAACTGAGAGGAGTCACGAATATATGGTGAACGTCTTAGTTTTGCGCCGGGACGATATGCAATTGCGAAACCGCCTTCTGGATAGTCGAAGTTGTCAACCTTCCAGTTAGTGTAAGAGAAACCTTGTACGTAACAACCAGAACCAACTAGAATTGCGTTGTTGAATTCGTAGCCAGGCAACGCTTCGATAACTGTTGCATACTGACCAGATGTCGATGTCATTGAACAGTCATCTGGAAGTGCGATACCACCTTTGGTGTAGTATGTGCCAGGACCACAAGAAATGTGGACTGCGTTGTTCACATCGTTACGTGAGTAAACACCACCTGCCTTTTCAAGTGCAAGTTCTGCAGCACGTTCCAATGTCTTAACAGGTTGAAGAACTGTGCCTGGGTTTCTGTCGTCACCAGAAGATGCTTCAACGTGGACTTTAAGTGCTTTCGCAGTTGTTCTTGAAATCTCATCAAAGAACTGGCGGTATGTAATCTTTTCTGTTTCACCAGTTTTAACATTTTTCAATGCGAAGTATGAGTCTTCATCGATGCGTGGTTCAAACGCATTGGTAAGGTCCATATCAAAGTCTGCAAGTTCAGAGCGGTTGATACGTGCGTCATTGATGTCTGTGCGTTCAATAGAACCACCTTCCATACGAGACTCACTGATGCCAGTGTTCGACATATTGGAAGATTCGATGACTGCATCCTGCAGTGTAACACCAGATAGAGAACCTGTGAATGTTGAGTTGGCAATCTCACCATCTCTGAAAAGACCACGATCAATGGTAGTGTTCGCAAATACATTATTGTTACCTGTACCATCATTGAACGCAGAGTCCGTAATAGTGACATTGTTTGCAGTACCATTGTAGATCGCACCATCAGTGAAAGTTGATGTGTAGATCTCCATGTTATTTGCAATACTATCGGTAAGTGTGCCGTCTGCAAAAGATGAGAAAGTGATTTCGATATTGTTTGCAGTGGAATCAAAGATCTCTCCATCTGTGAACGTCGAAGAAGTAATTTCGATGTTATTCGCAGTAGAGTCAAAGATTGCACCGTTTGTGAAATCGGATTCTGAGATGTTTAGGTTGATACCATCGGAATCTCTAACAACACTATTAGAGATATCGGAGTCTGTCATAGTAATATTGTTCGCAGTTGAATCTTCAAGACTACCGTTAGCAAAGGTAGACTCTGTGATATCTGTCGTATCAATAGTACCGTTTGAGAAAGATGTTGTGGTGATTTCAGAATTATCGATAGTGGAGTTAATCAGTGTAACATTGTTACCTGTAACGGTCTCCATTGTACCGAAGTCGAAACTAGAATTCGTGATCTCTACGTTATTCGCCGTACCATTATCAAAAGAAGAGTCGTCGATATCTGCACGATTGATGTCTGTATCATTGACCGAACCACGATTGAACTCGTTGTCGTTCATGATGTTGTCATTCATCACGTTTTCAAAGATAACAGTACCAGTTATCGAACCACCAGTGATAGTGATTCGGTCAAATATTTCGTACTGAATTGCTTGAACGAGTTCTTTTCTGGTAATATTCTTCGTACCATCGTCACCTTGAACTAGGTTAACGATGACAAAGAGGTCTTCTGTCCTAGTATTGGCACCAGTAATCGAACCTAATTCAGAAATTTTTGACATTCTAGTCTACCTTACTATAATATGTTTTCTTTTTATTTATTACAGACCATCATATCAATCTTTTGATTTTTCAAGGGCCTCGACTTTATCATTCAATTCTTTGATTGCTTGAATCAACAAAGGGATGATATTATCGTAGCGAACAGCTTTGTGTCCTTTTTCATCTAAATCAAAAGTAACGCCAGGTAATACTTTCTCTACCTCTTGCGCAATTACACCCGAAACCCTTTCATCTGGTTTCGCAATATAGTTAAATGTATAACCATTAATTTGTTCTACTTTGTCTAACGCACCATCAATAATTTCAAGATTTTCTTTCAATTTAATATCAGATGCAGTATATGCAGTAACAACGTCACCAGTTACATAAGCACTACCAGTGACATACAAATCACCAGATAATACGTTATCACCGCCTGGACCTGACAAAGATCCAGTGTATGTAATATTGTTTGCAGTTATATCCCCAAAATTACCGAAGTTAAAGATTGCATTGTTACCAGAAGCATCTTCTGAAAGTACGAGATTAGTCGCATTAATCGTACCTGAAGGTGAGAGAGAAAATTTTCTTGCACCAACACCTGTGTCGATGATAAAGTTTGCATTGGTGGAATCTTCCATACCAATGTCCCAAGAAATATTTCCATCTGTGTATCTGGTTCTACCACCACCCGCACCGAATGTGAATGTAGCGCACAACGCATCTGAGAGGGCATTGTGAACAGTAGGAGATCCAAATGTTACACTACCACCGTTAGTAACTGCTTCAATATCGTCTGATTGTAGATCACCAATAAACTGATTTGCAGTGAAGTTACCTACGAGAGTTGCATTACCAGTCGTAGAGTCACCACCAGCCGAGGCAGTCACCGCTTCTGAACGAATGATACCTGCAATTTCATTTGTTTTGTCAAACCAGTTTTGAAAGGTTTGGGTTACTACCAGATCGGCTATGGATGGTTTTGCCATTACTCTTTTTCCAATTTAGCTATTCTCTCGCACATATATGAAAGAGTCTCTTGAATCTCAGTAACATCAGACTGAAGTTTATCAATTTTTCTATAATAATTTCTTTCCATCTTGTATTTATTAAGGGCTTGGGTATCCGTAGACAAAATTGCCTTCGAATTCGAATCCCTTATTACCCTTTCCTGTGTCATGTCAATGCGATTCCTCTATAATCTTTCACAATTGGTGCGGAATAAACATTTGGTGAAAGCAATTCGATACGAACTGCGAATTTTCTAAACGTTTTAAATGCACCTGCGCTACTTGTATATTGATAAACTCCTAGTCCATCTTTGTTGGCGTCAGAAATTCGATATCTAAATTCACGATAATCTTCTAGATTACCAGATGTTGAAAATGTTTCGACACCCTCAAAGAGTTCCAGTTCAACCCAATCTACATCAGCAAAGTCTTGACTATCAAATGTGTTTTGTGCACGAATGTATGTCTTAATCGTAGTACCTGCTGGTCTATGTGCAGAAAGAATTAATTGGAAATCTTCCGCATCAAAGTCTTCGGCGAGTTCTACTGTTTTAGAAATGAAGTTTGCAGTTTCACCAGACACATTCGTTATATCGTATTTATAGGCAAGTAACTTGGATATTTCCACGTCAATAAATGGAGAAGATGTAGAGTTACCACCGTTAGACATATTAACCGTCACGTCAAACTTCAAACTACCGTTTACGTTATTAGATTTACTGTAAACAACAACACCTTCTTTACTAAATGTGTTGTTATCATTAAACTTCATTGGTAGATTATATGTCGTTCCAACATTTGCAGGCGGAATAAATTCACCAGCTAATGTAGTTTTGGATACACTGTCATTTGCACGTTGAATAAATGGTTGAACATAACTTAAATTTATATTATCAATAGAAGTAATTTCAGCAGTAGAATTTGAGTCTGCACCAGTAATAGTACTTCCATTAGAGAATACAAATCCTGCTCTTGCAGTACTATTTTCTAGGTAAAGTGTATTTGGATCTGTGAGATCATAATGACAAACTCTACCAGCCACAATAGGAGTGACTTCAGAACCAGACCACACTTGACTAGATTGTTTACTTGTGGTAATTGTATCTGGTGTGACCCCAGTGACCTCAAATATATCTAGAACCCCAGTGTTCGCTGTTAGATTAATTTTAACAAAGTCCCCAACCGAATATATCGTATCAAATGCATTACCAGACAATCTAGTAATTGTGTTATTTGCATTTGCCATACCTGCAGTCTGTGCAGCACCTACACTTTGATATACAACTTCATCATTTCTAAATGCACCCGCAAGATCCGTAAGTCTTAAGAACTCATGATCACGGTTTGTCATGGTAACAGAACCAATAGACTCGTTGAAGTCATGTCTGTATAGATTAAACTTAAGATCTTCGTCTTGATAAGACTTCCACGCAGAGTTGTTTGTCGATGTGAATAGAACACCGTCACCCCAGTCTTGTACAACTGCACGACCCTGTGTCGCACCTGGCGTCAAATCATTACCACCAACCTTAGAAGTGAACACCAAGTAGCCTGGATCGTTCGCATCTGGTTGAATTACTACTGCATATTCTTTTTCCGTTTCAAGGTAAATAGGCGCATGGAATTCAACTGTTGTTGCAAGACTTGCATCATCCGAAATGTTAACTTCAGATGCTTGTAAGTGTACAGATGAGAATGGGATGATTTCAGAAGAAGGATATCCGTTAACGACTTCACGCAACATTACAGTGACACCGTTGATACCACCGCCATTTGTCAGTGTACTAGTTGCCTTACGTTTGAAGAATACATCAATCTTCGACGCCATTACAGAATTACTTCCACGACCCATACCCTTCTTAATAAAGAAAGTTTGTGCAAGTGGATCGCCTCGTGGTGGAGGCGGGCGGAATGTAACCGAACGGTTCGACGAACGTGTTTCTACGTTTGTACTTGGCATACGTGTTGAAAGACCAGTTTTTGTGACATCAAAACTGTATGCACGATATGCAACTGAAGCACGAGAAGTTGCACCAGATTCAATACTGTCGTAAGTATCAACATCGACAATCTCCAACATACGTTCACCAACAAAGAATGTCTCTTCTGGAATTTTGAAGACTGCACGAAGAACACCATTTTCATCAGATGTAACAGTCTGTCCGAACACACCTTGTCGACCTACTTGTCCTACAGAGTTAACATTTGTGCCTGGGATTATATGTTGATCCACCGATACTCTATCAAAGAAGAAATGATGAACAGTATTAGGTCTCAATCCTGTCACGTAAATAGACACATCTCTGGAGGCCATGTAAGGCATAAATTGGAAGTTAGACACGAAGTCACCAACCAATTTTGTTTCGCTTCCAACGTTTATACTTCCAATAGTGTCTTTAAAAGTTACAGTACCACCATTCGCACGTGCACGGCGCAGTGCTGCCTGATTTGCTGCACTAAACTCGTTCGTGTCAATTCTTACATCTGTCAATGGAATGAACTTTTGTAACGCTTCTGCAAAGTCTACAAAAGGTTTTTGAAAATCAATTTCAACTGGGTTGACTGTTGTGTCGTAAGTTGCATCGTACTCTGGTGAAACCTGAGCTTTACCTTGATAATTGTAGAAGTTACTTACACAGTTTCTGTACCCAGTTGCATAGGGTTGATTGATAATTGATACGTGTGCGTTACGACTTAGTGTTGCAGCCTTTGGTTCCTCTGTAGGAGAAGGTGCAGGGAATGCAGTTGCTCCACTAGATGTTTTATACTTAAGATCCAATGGGAATGTTTGTACGGCAGGCGTCATAACTCTCTGAGAGAAATGAACTGCCGCATTGAAGTTTGCATCTCTTGTGTTTGCAAGAGACATATCATTGAAAGGATCTACAATGAAACCATTTTTAAATCTACTTAACCCATTTTCATCTAAAACTGTTAGATTATTTGTTTCTTGTTCCAATTGATTCAAAGATGTATAGTATACAAGTCTTTCAATCTTGTCTTCCAACGCTCCAATATCTTTCATAGTGTAACGTTTCGTACCTTTTGGTCTTGCACGAACTGCGTATTCTCTTTTACCTTGTTGTGAAGCTTCTTTAGGTGAAAGAATAGGTGCGCCAGGCACATAGATTTCAGAAATAACAAGTTGTTCTTCACCAAGTAAAGGTGGTCTAGGATTAATCTCTTCGGCACCTTTAACGTAGTTAAATTGACCATAAGAGTCAACCGTAATAACATCATAACGAGGCAAATAATATTCAATATCTGCAGACGCATACTGAGAAGTTGCAGGTAGAGTGTAAGTACCAGTAAATGATGGTGCTGCCGCATCAATCGTATTCTGAATGGCTACAGTCATGATAGGCGCAGATGCACCGCTAGTTTCAGTGTAACTCATTGTTGACTCTTTATCAACCTGTGGTCTGAAGTCTAAACAATCACGTAGATTGTATTTGTATCCAGATTCTGAAACATATACAGGGATCTCACTCTCATCCACGCCTGTGTATGACGCAACGTGATAGAAACTTTCTGCACCAACTGGTTTAATGGTTTCAAAAACTTTAATGTTAATTTCAAGTTGTTCGTTGCCAGGACGTGGACGACCTTGAATATATTCAATATAAGAAAGATCGTAATATGCATCTTTTTGATTTGGATTCAAACGGAAAGACTTAGTAAAGTCGTCTCCTGCAGCGTTTTTAATCGAAACAATTTCATAAACATCTGGGAAACCCAAAGAAAACTTTCTACGAGTTGTAACGTGATCTAGGCGCAGCCAAGTATCTCTTGCAGACTTAGTGAATACTTGTGCATCAATTGCACGGTAGTCGTAGTAACAAATAACGCTAACCCCATCTGATACTACACCATTTGGTAGAGATACAGTGAGGTTTGAACCACCCAAAGAAGTAGAAGTACCTGTAGGAGTAACCTTAGTACCTGTGGACGTAACCACCAAAATATTATTTTGATTAAGATTAAAGTCAGTGCCCACACCTGTTTGCGTTGTAGTAATAGTGAATTCGTTACTGGTCACAACGTGAGTAGACTGTCCCCTGATTGGAACAATTAAATCGTCTTCATAAACATCATACAGATAATCCATACCAGTGTCGAAAATATATGCACGTTTGTCCGTACCTTTTAGAGTACTACCAACCGAAATTTCACCAGTTGTTGCCCCATCTATCTTCGCAACATCTACAAATCCTTTACCTGCATTCATAGAAATACCGAAGAGATATGCACGATCTTCTGTCAAGTTAGAGACAAAACACTCGCCAATCTTTGTGTTAGTACCATCAAGAAGATCTTGTGGTGATGATAGATCAATATTAACGTGTCCAGTAAACCCTGTAACATCAACATAGTTTCCATAGTTAAATGAAATTGGTTGTGATGTTTGGATTTCTGTATTAGATGGAGATTCTATTTCGAACGCTTGTGTGCCAACAGTCTCTGCACGATAACCTTTTACATATGCAGCGCCTGGATCTACTAGTACTTCCAATAATGCATTGTTGGCAGGGTTTCTTTCGACAGTAACAGGAAAATCTCTTACGATATAGTTACCAGACTCTTCGTATGTGCGTCTTGCAGTAACATCACCAAGGACATTATACTGAGAAATGTCACGAATACGAACTGCATTTCCGTTTTGATAACGAATTAGTGAGAAGAATGTGGAGTCTGCTTCAGCTTCTGCCGCCGTAAGTTTGGTTAGTATTGGAACGAGTTTAAGTCTATCTGCGCCTGGCGCATTCTCGTTAGTTGAACCGTTTGCGTTATCATACAAGGTATCATCTTGAAGATATGAAATCAAAGATTCATTAATTCTAAATCCAACTGATGCATCCGCAGGTTCATTGCTGTATTTTTCTACAACAAGAATTTGTTCGTCTGTATAAAGGAAATGTCCTTTTTGGAATAGAATGCCTGGCGAGGATTGAATACCAAAAGAAGATCCTGTTGGGGTGTATGATGCACGTGCCACGTTGATTGAATCCACACCAGTTTCAACAGGAGTCAGTGGTTCGACTGTGCCTGCTTTATATGTGTATTTGTCAATACGGATTGTCTCACCTGCAGTAAATTCTTTCGCACTTCCTTCAGAGTTCAAGTATCTGATGAAGAAAGTGTTTAGATTTGGTGGACGAGTTGTAAACCCTGCAGAAGCATCAATGACTTGTGCACTAACTTGCGAGGTTTGACCGTAAAGAACATAAACAATATCTACCTCAGTTTCAACTCCGCCTAAAGTATCTTTGGTGGTAGTTCTATTACTGATATACGATTCTGGATTGAAATAGGTTTGATTTAATGTTTCTGAAGCTTCACGATTTTCAACCTTTACAAATTTAAGATCACTTAGGTTTGTGAAAACACAACCTTTAACAATACTACCTTCTTTAAAGATGTTGTCACCAAATTGTTCAACTTGGTTTTGTAAAGAAGTTTGTAACTGTGTAAGTTCACGTGCCTGAACTGAGTAGCCAGGTTTGAACAACACACGATAGAATTGCTTTTCGATGTCAAAGTCATCGAAGTATGGTGATACATTTAGATCTGTATTAATAGGCATTCTATCTGTTCCTTAAAATTCCATCACGAATTTAAATTCTTCTCGTGAGTTTTCTGTTCTTGGCAGTGGGAAGAAGTCTTCGAAAAAGTATATTCTTCCAGATCTTTGCACATAAGTTGGTTCTACTACGTTATTCGCTATAGGTGTATTTATTCTCATCAACTGACCTGTTTCGTTGCGCAAATTCAAAGTCAAATCTAGTGAGTTACTTGAATTCGCAAGGTTTTGATAAGGACCCATGTATTCTGCGAGGAATAAAGTGTTACTTGAATAATCGATATCATGAACAGTTGCTTGGAAAACAACTTCGTTATCAGAGTTTAACTGTTGCACAGTACCGTTGACTTCTGTCTTATCATAGTCATCAGTAGTAACTGCAATTCTATTATCGAATACTACTGGTGTGTTTGCACTTGGTATTACATTCCAATCAGAATCTCTAAATTCTGGATTCTTTACTAATCCAATAGTAGAGTATTCATTATTTGCACCAATTAAAAGATTATCCTCTCCTGTTATATATGCATAAACTCCGAAGTGATGACAATGAAATTCATCGATCAAATCGTGTGCATGTCCATCAATTGGGGAAAGAATTGGTCTCAAATCAGCACGTGTATCTGTTCTTGTTGGATCGCTTGGATCAAAATCGTAAAGTGGATCTACAACTCGTGCAACAATACTGTTATATGAAGAACCACGGTTCAACAAAGTTGTACTTCTAATTCTACCTAAATTATCAATAACTGGAATTGCAGATGCGCCAGTTCCGTCTCCTTCGATTTTGATCTTTGGTAGGATTTGCCATCTTGCGTTTGCAGACACACCCGCAGCTACTGGATCTCTCTCAACTCTAAATTCAACAAGACCAGTTGCAGTGTTATAACTGTAGTATTCAATGTCAAACAAATTTGTCACAGCGTTGTCATTGTTTGTGACATAAAGGGTTTGACCATAGTAATAATAAAAGATTTGAGAAATATCTTCATCGTCTGGTCTACCAATCATCACACCAGAAGCGGTTGGTGCTTGATCAAGCGAACCTTCAACCTTTGTGTAACCCAAGTTATCGTCTAGGTTTGTCACAAAGATATCTGAGACTTCTCCACCAGTTGTGTTTGCAACAGGATCTACAACAAACTCACTACTTCTAATTGGAATGAAACCAAGTGCATTATAAGCTTCGAATTGCAAATCTGATAGATCATAAATGTACTTCCAAAGATATCCATCCGCCGTTTGATAAATCTGACTATCTGTGTTTGCATTCCATGCAGGTGGCGCTTGAACTGGTGCACCATCGTTGTTATACAGACATTTAAATATTCTGTAGTCACCAGTATCGTTGTTTGTTGGACCAACTACTGCATAGAAGTTTTGGTCTTCTAAGTTAATTGCATCGTCGTACTGAGTATAGACCTGATCTCTCTGCCAAGGATAATACTTGATCATAAAGTGAACGTCATCAGGATCCACTTTTTTACCAAACAATATCTTTTCTTTGAATTCATTTTCTGAAAATCTTGAATTTTCAGCGTCGAGACGTTCGATACTAGAACACATGATATAGAAGTCATTGGACTTGATGTCTTCAATGAACAATCTAGTAGTGTCAGATTTAAATTTTGTTGTTAAAATCTCTGCCATGGTGTCTCTCTAATAATCATTTTTAATATATTTATGGTGTTAACCAATACGTTTTTTTCTGCGTGGATATGATTGCTTTGTATCATTGTAATTATTATAATGGAAATTGGATCTAAATGCAGAGGAAGCTCTTTGTTTAGTGTTTCTTGTTACAAAATATGGGACGAATATTCTTTTAGTTGTTGATCCCCAAAGATCCATTACTTCGTTACCACCGTTTTCGTATTGTCCCTCTTCAATTCTGTTGTAGGTTGATGCAGCATTATAGGTTCGTGGACCATAAAGTGCATTAGGTGGAGTAACACCCGCATTAGAGTAATCAAACTCATTAGTACGTGCTAATGCATCAGCAGCACTGTTGGTTGTGGTGGGTGGCAGATCAAGCATAACTTCTTTACCATTTTTTTGCATATAGTCTAAAAGTTGTTGATGTGTGGGGTATTCACCGAACGTATCAAAGTGGTAATCTACAAACAATGCGGCAGCACCCGCAGCTACTGGGGCAGCACAACTAGTTCCACTAAAGTAATCCCACTCTCCATCAGGAAGAGTATAGCTACCTCTTCCAGTTCCACCTGCTGAAGACCAAGTGTATGCACCAAACGCCCAAATGTCAATATGTGGACCACGATTACTATAAGGATCTGGTACAGGATTTATAGTACTGTGATGACATGCACCAATACTGTAGTGATTTAGACTTCCTACAGTACGATATGTTTTTGTGTATCTTTGAAGATCTTGTGTTGTGTTAGTTTCGTATGTAAAATCATATAGTCCGTCAACATCTGTGAATGGACGGATCACATCGATATTCGCATCCATTTTAATGTAATCGTTCAGACGTGGATCACCAGCCTTAACAGACTGTGCACCACCAAAGTTACCTGCACTTTTAAAGTAGTATATGCTTCCATCACTAACCCAATTTGTAAGCATAGAGTTATAGGTACTACTAGGTATTTGGTATGGACACGAAATCCACCACTCATTTTGAGCAGTGGTTTGGTCATACGCAATCCTTGGCATCAAACCTGCATTGACAAAGGGAGTCAAATCAGAACCCCATCCACCCACTGGTCTCTGAACTGTTGTTAACATTCCATCGTCATCATAGGAACCAATTTCATTGATGTCTTTAACTCTGTACATGTAGTTATGGTCTTCTCCACCATATCCCCATGCACCAGTGACAATGGTTGCATTTCTTCTACCAGTGGCTGGATTAACTGGTTTCGTTTGGTGCCATGATAATACTGCATTATGCACTGTGGTTACACCATCAGAAAGATATATGACACGTATACTTGAAACCGCAGCCCATCCACATGTCTTGCCCGCTGCAGTACTTATAACACCTATTGCGTGATCTGAAAATCGATTACTATTAGTTACTTGATTGTTTCTTGCATCATTTACAGAAGCACTAATATCAGACCAATCCATTCTAACAAACCTAGTGTTAGTAGTAGGAGTAGCGTCATCTTGAGAATCTGGGTGGTCTTCCCAAACATCATTCGCTGCAACTGGCGTACCCGCTTCGATTGCAACGATGTCTACATATTCACCTGCATAGTTTCTAGTAATATTTTGATCTTCGAGATAAGCATCTTCATTGAATGGACTAATTTGAAAAAATCCTATTGGACCTGTATTACCAGAAATCTCTTGGTCACTAGATAAAAACTTGAAAGTCGAAGTGATGTCTGCACCATTTTGTGAAGTGATCCCATATCTCGTAAGGTAATTAAAGTCAACATCAGTACGTACTGTATAAGTTTCTATAGGAACATCTTCTTTCTCTACTTCCATGATACGGTCAGATGCACGTAATTCTTCAGCTTCTTCTTCAGTCAACATCATACAAACAAGACCTTCAAGTGCATCAAGTGTATCATACACTTCCATGTCACAACATTCTGTTTCCAAAACAGAATCCTGTTCTTCACAGTTGCAAAGGACGATGTTGTATCTAGATTTCATCTTATGCGTCTTCCAGTTTCAGTCCAGTAATAGTCACAGTAACTGTGCCAGTAGTACCAGAACGGTTGGTTACTCTCACAGGAATATCATTTTCTGTTGGTCTATTATCGACAAAACCGAAGATCGCTGGGGTGATGACGAATGTCTCCGCCGCCGTTGAAACAAATTCTGCAACGACTCCGTCACCCTCTACTGGATCTGTACCTATTGGACGACTTACATCTGCAGTACGTGCTGCATCGTCTTTATAAATTCTAACTCTTGCACCTTTGTCGACTTGAACACTATACAAACAGTATGATACACCCAAGTTTGCAAAATCAATGTTTGTTTCTGCATCATCTGCAATACTTGCAGAGGTTACTGCTTGTGTAACACGTGATGGTGTAAATCCACCAGACGCAGTTGAGTTGATTGTGATTGAGTCTGTGCCTGTATCAGTTTGAATTGTAATATTCGAACCTGCAACAAGGTTTAAAGTGTCTGCAGTAGAATCTGCAACAACACTAGGTTGACCTGCAACAGCAATAGTAGAGAATGTATTCGCAGCTCCACCAGTACCACCAGTCGCAGTAGATACGAATGTGATAGTATCATTTGCAGCGTCAGTGGTAATAGTCATACCAGTACCTGCAATAAATGTCAAGGTATCTGTTGTAGCATCTGCGACAACATCTGTTTGACCTGCGACACTAATTGTACCAAATGTATTTGCACTACCGCCTGCTGCAGCTGCATTTACCCATGCAGAACCATTGTAACTTAGAACTTCTCCACTTGCAGGAGCAGTAATAGTAACATCTGTAAGATCGTTGATTGCACTTGCGCCTAAAGAAATGTCTTTAAATTCAAATATTCCATTTCCATTGGCAGTAAGAACTTGACCAATAGTACCATCTGCAATACCATCAAGATCTAACAACCCAAACCCAGAATTGTTTGCATCTGTCAACATTCCAGTGTATGCAACGTTTGCAAGACTGTCTGCATATGAAGTTACATCGTTATTGGCATTATCAGTTAGAAGTTTGCGCCACTGACCGTGAGCATAGTAAAGTGCACCAGTCGAGTGAACGTGTGCGATACACCCATGATAAGTACCCGCACTTAGTGCATATAAATCCGCCTCAGTATCAAGTAAGAAAGATATTTTGTTGTGAACATTAAGAACTTGAAGTTCCTGATCACTGTTGACCATATTAAGTAGTGTATCATTACCCAATCCACCCACTGCACGATAAATCTCATTCGTATTATCGTTAATTTTATCCATGGCGACACGTAACGGATCACCTGTTCCATCATTGGGTGCTTGACCTATATCTACTGTTTGCTTTGCCATTTTTTCTTCCTAAAAAGTGTTTTTAATTATTTATGTAACTGTAATTGTATTGTTCATACTACCATGGTTTGCACACTGATAGTAATATGTTCCTGCAACTGCAGTCCACTGAAGAACTGCACCACCTTGTCCAGTTACATTTGGCAACTGGTTACCTGTTCCCGCACCTTGTGTCGTCTTCAGATAGAACGGATGAGAACTTTGTGTACCACTGTCAATGTTAAATTGAACCCTATCACCTACATTGAATACTAATGGTGGTTGTGCACCATTGATGTAGTTTGTGGATCTATCTGCACCATTAATCACATAATCAAATATTGGTGTACTAATATTAATAGTGTGCGTTGGCGAGAAGTTCAATGATGTATCGTTAAGTGTATAATCTGGTGATGTATACACAACAGGACCAACACCGCTACCAGTTCTTAGTGTAACGTGCCAAGTTTCTGCGCCTTCCGTGAAGTTGTCTGCAACTGCAGCCACAGAGAAACCACCGACACCATTGTTCATGACAATATTACCAGATTGGAAGGAGAAGTCACTATCACGATCTGGTCTTGGACCAATCGCCCAATACAATGGAGTACCATTTGGCCATCCAGGCACAGAGACACTAAATGTTTTTGTTGCACCCTCATCCAATGATGTTGAACCAATTGGAGTAACGGTGTAAGTATAACTACCACCACCACTAACAGATGAGTCATTATCAGATGTGACAACTTCTGTATCTGAAAAGATATTAGAAAAGTCAACAGTTAAGTTGTTAATATCACCAATATCTAGTGGTGATGTAGACTCACCATCGTCATTAAAGATACGAAGGAATCTTTGTTTTACACCAGATTTTTCAGGACCTGCAGCAAACTTTCTTTGGTAATAGAATTTACCAAACATTTTTGTACCCGCAGTATGCATGTTTTCTCTTAAGAAGTCCTCATATACAGGTTGTCCCAACATACTACGGATCTCGTAAGAATACTCTTGGTAGTAATCACTATCTTGAATTCTCATAGAAGAGTCAAAATACGCATAAGTATTTGCGCTATCTACTTCATAACCATTCAAGTGAGAAGTAAAGTCTGACCAATACCCCTCTGTAACACCTTGTGTTTCTGCAGTAATTGTACCCTTCGCAACACGAATATTGTTATTTGCAAGATATGCAGTTCCACCATTAACATATCCAAATCCTGAGTTGAATATTTTCGCAGATGCAATCTTACCTGTAGCGAACTGAACTTCCGCATCAATTTCTGCGTTGTCACCAAATCTTCTAGATTCGTAATCTCTTTCAACTCCTAAGATATTAAATCTTTGAGCGTTAGGTCTGATGACATCGTTTGTTCCTGTAAATCCATAGTATGCATAAGGCGTGAAAGTAACCGAACCAACTTGGGTGTTACTACTACGAACAATACCTCTAACATTTGTGTTAGCTTCTGTGATAATTTCACCAATATTAAACGAACCTGCAGATGCAGGAGTAGTCAACTGAATAATCTGGTCCTTACGATCAAAGATCATCATCTGACTATCTTGTGCAATCGCCCAAACATCGTTAGTATAGTTTACGCCTGGATCGACATTTCTAAAGATGTCAATTCTACCAATGTCGAAAGGTGTTAAGTCAAACGCTTCGTTCAATGGTGTTGCAAGTGTAACTGGATTTGCAGTACCAGACATTGCTTGTCCTGCAGGCGGAACATCGTTGTAGTTAGAAGAGTTAATTAAAACATTAACGAATGGTTGGATTGGATCTGTGATGAGAGAAACAGTTTCGACA